TTACTCTAGCTATTGCTTTTACTTCTTGTAAAGCTAAAAAGTTAGGTATTTCACTATCTATCAATCCGCTTTCGTCAAAATATTGTCCAAATAACGCATCTTTTGCTAATCTAATATTATTAGACCAGTCTCCTTCTACAATCATTACTTCTACAAAGTAGTCTGATATAAAATCGTCAGGGCTAACAAAATTTGGAAAATCAACAGATTCTCCAAAGCTTGCATACCATTCTTTAGCGGTTACATCAAAACCTGTAACGCTAGCTTTTCTAACCCATATTGTCATGTTAGAGTTACCTGTGTTTGCAAAACTTAATATTTTATTAGATGCTATTGAAGCATTACCAAAAGAACTAGGATTCATGATATAATCATCTCCCAATGCAATATTTTTTGATTTATTTAAGCTATCATCGTCTGCAAACCATAATTTTCTTCTATTAAAGAATTCAACTAGAGGATATTGATAAGGGGCAGAATCTTCATTATTTGAAGAAGATTCAGTGTTATATGTTGTAAAGTAAGCTTTATCTTGATTAGCGACAACATCTGTGTCAGTATCTAAAGGTAATACATTCATTGCAAAGACAGGTCCTTCTCTAAGGGCTACTTCTATTGTTCTATGAAAATAACTTCCTTGTTTTTCTAATTGAGTATCTCTATCTCCATATACAGCGTTTAATGTACGTACATCGTTTATTAATACCACTGTATTAAAAGGACCTCTTCTGCTTGATCCTATTATTAACCTTCCTGTTGTAAGAGGCAAAGCTAGACCCTGACTCTGGTCTATCTCAACTGTATACACACCAGATGATTTAAAGTTGTTTAAGTTTAATACTTTTTCGGCCATTTCTGATACTATATTTTTAATTATTTATCCAATATATCAACCTATAAAATTAAAAATGCAAAAAAATAAACCTTTTGCAAATATTTAGTAAAAGATTATATACTTTAAAAAAAATAAATAGCATGGCAAACTCAGATAATCAATGTTCAGACTTAGAAGTAAAAGATCATTACACAAATGTAAAAGATACGTTTGGCATGATTTACAATAAACAAAAAGAGCTTCAAAAAAGACTAGGGTTAAATTATGAAAATTTATCCTTAAAAGAAATAGCCGAATCTTGGATGGTAAACAAGCATGCAATGAGTGATGAACTTAATGAAATGTTTGACGCTTTAGGCGGCATAAATGACGGTATAGGGTCTTCTGCTTGGAAATATTGGAAAAAAGATCATTCTAAATCAAGTAAAATGACAATTAAAGATTTATCCGAAGAAGATAGATTAGAGTTATATTACGAATGGATAGATGGCTTGCATTTTTATATGAATTTTGCTATAGCAATAGGAATGACTAGCGAAGATATAATAAATCTGTATATGGCCAAGCAAAAAGAAAATATAGCTAGGCAAGACCGGGGATACTAAAAAATATAAAGATATGAAAATTTTAGGAAAAGATGACACACCGCCGCAAGGAGGACCTACCAATAACCCATTAACTAACGCTCAACTAAAAGACGCGGAATGGTTAGTATGTGATAAATGTGAGGGTAAAACATTTATAGAAGCCATGCAAATTAAAAAAATATCTAAATTTCTAACTGGTTCAGAAAGAGATAGTATAGCTCCTATGCCAGTTATAGCATGCGCAGCATGTGGACATGTAAACACTGAAATGCAGCCTAACATGTAAAAAAATACAATAAAAATGAAAGAATCTACCAGAGATAATTTAAAAAAAATATATCCTAAATGGATTAAAACAATACGAAGAGCTATTATAAATTTATATAGACCTATAATGCATGATAAATCTACTTCAAAATTTAATCAACACCCAATCTCATACATTATGCTTTTTGCTTTTATATGGTCTGCCGTGCTGGTTTACAAAGATAATGATTTATATTATTTGCCTTTTTTAATTGGCTGGTGTATAATCCCTATAACATGGATATATTTAAAGCTTTTTCCTCAAACATGGGATGAAATGTTTAATTATGAAAAAGATGTATTTAGGCAAATATGGAAATTACCTAAAAAATGGAAACCTTAAAAAAAATATATGATAGTAGGAAGTGAATATAATGAAAAAATACAATCTTTATTAATTTCTTATATTAATGAAAACGGCAAGTTATCGTATATAAAAAAGAAATTACATAAATCAGAACTTTTTAATTGGACTATTTCTAAAAGTCCAACCGTTGATAAGAACTGGGATGGAAGATGTATTAAAAGAACCCCTAGTTCAGGCAAATGGTTAACTAAAGAAAGAATATTTGAATTAGTTCAAAGTAAATTTTCTAAAGAAGATTTAGATTTAATGTATGAATCTGATTTTACTCCAAGTAAAGCATACTTAGATATTGAAATAGAATTAATAAGTGACGACTTTCCAGAAGCAGATAAAGCTGCTATGCCAGTCAATTTAATAACATTCTGTAATAGCAATAATGATTGTTATATATTAAGCACTATGAAAAACCCTGAAACAGGTAAGTCTCTATCTAAATCAGAAGAAGAAATTATCAATAAAGATGTTCACAAATATTTCAAAAACGTAAAAAATTTAAAAGAAAGTGATAGGTTAATTTTAGATCAAAAATTTAATATTAATTATATACACTTTAATACAGAAAAAGAATTAATGGAATGCTTTTTTCATAAAATATTACCTAAATTGCCTGTTATAACCGGTTGGAATGTTATAAATTTTGATTGGGTGTATTTAATGAATAGATGTAAAAATATAGGAGTAGACGCTTTTTTAAAACTTCCAAGTGAACGTATAGTTTCTAAGCATAATAAAATACCTATACACACGGCCGTACTAGATTATATGGACATGGTTATGCAAATGAAACCATATAAAGTAATAGAAAACTATAAACTTGATTACTTTGCTAATTTATCATTAGGCGTTACTAAATTAAAAAGTAACCATAAATCTATGCGAGAAGCTCAAAAGCACGTAGCTGAATTTACAATGTATAATATAATAGACGTTTTAATTGTTAAAATGTTAGATGATAAACATGAATTATTAGATGTTGCCTTAAGCCTATCTAAAGTAGCAAGGGTTGAAATTAATAAAGTATTTAACCCTGTTCACATAACGGAAACTCTTATTTGTAGAGAATTTTTATCAAATGGCTTAAGAATGGCTAAAGACGGTAAACCTGAAAACGCAAATAAATCTGGAACATATACCGGGGCTTTTGTAATGCCCCCTATTCCAGGTCATTATGATTACGTGGCCTGCTATGACTTTGCTTCAATGTACCCTAATGTTCAAATGCAATTTAACATATCGCCTGACTCATTTATAGGAAAAGGAAATATTAAGAGAACAGGAACTGAAATAGCTACTAAAAATAATACTTTATTTTCAGGTGAAAAAGACTCGGTTACTAGAGTAATACTTAATAGATTATATAATAAACGAGTAGAAACAAAGAAAAAAATGAAAAGATTATGATAAAATATAATTATACAATTATTATGAAACCTCTTTTTAATGAAAAATGCGTTAGCTGCTCTTATGATAATATTTTACCAAAATACCAATATTTAGAAAAATGCTAGGCTTTTTTAAAAAAATATTTAGAAAAAAAAACAATAATAAAATGGATACTGAAAGATTAATAAGCTTAAAGGAAAACTTTACTAATCAAAAATTTCAATGGATAAAAACTAATAAAAAAGGTTTACTTGGAAAAGTAGTAAAATGTAGAGATATTATGCCTAAAGGAAGAGGATTTCAAGTAGTCTTTAATGATGGTTCAACAATAGACTCTGAATTAGTAACTCGTAATCTTATGATGTTAACTGATGGAATGGAACCATTAACCATGGGAGAAGTCTCATCTATAAATGGCCCTTCTATACCTAATTCTGCTGCTTCTCCTAAACCCAGTGGTATAGGAAATGGCCCTATAAAAATGCCAGACGATTTAAAACAATTTCAAACACCCCCTTCTCAAAAACCAACTCCTCCCTCGAGCCAAATGGTAAAAGAAGGTAAAAACTTGAATGCGAAAGAATCCACTGTTCACGCAACTAATATGTTTAGCATGTTTAATGCAGATGAAACAAACCTAAATATTTCAGTTAATTTAAAGTTACCTAATAAAAAACTTCTTAAAATGATGTATGAAAATGCAGATAATAAAGAAACATTCTTATTAGATTTATCTCAGTATGTTTATTCAAAGATAAATAACAATATAGTTAAAGAGTCGTTGAAGAAAACGCTTGTTCCTACTCCTAAAAAAAGAGCAAGTATAAAAGAAAAATCCTCATCTACAACAATAACTGTAACTGAAATAAAAGAAAACAATGAATAATAAGCAAGACACACAGGTTAAACAATTACTTTATTCAAATGACGATAATTTAGAAATAAATTGGATAGGCAAAGACAATGAAGGTTTTTTAAGAGGAATTGACTCTAAAGAGGCTATATCTATATTATTATTTGACTTAACAGATAGTATGAAAATTAATAATATTTATTTGCTAAGTCAAGCTGATTATAATAATGGAAAAGAATGTTCTTCGTGCTTAATAGAAGATGTTAATTTTAAAATAGACGATAATGAATACGACACTTTTTTAAGATGTATTCATAAAGATTTAGATATTAAAAATCCTAATGTAGATTCTTGTTATTATTTAGGAAAAGTTAATCATAATATTCCTTTTAAAAAAGTATATAATGCATACGCATTTTGTGTAAATGATTATATAAAATCCCCTAAAGGATTTGAGCTAGATATACCTAAGGGTGAAATTAATGGCAAGTACTATTCGTTGAAAAAAATGAAATTTTCAAGAGTAATAAAAGGAGAATGCAATGACTCATTAGTTCTTTCTAGTTGTATGTTATTATTATCATATCTTTCTTAATTTTTATCTAGGTTTAATATTTAAAAACCTAAAACCGTAGCGCTTTTTTTAGTACAAAAATAAAAACAATTTAACATGAGCAAAAGTACAGCAGAAACCCTAGCAGCATTTAGTAAATTTAACGATAAATTAGCAAAAGAAACAAAAGGCAGAGTAAAGTTAAGAGGTTTTTCAGATATAGATGAATTTATACATACAGGTAATTATTTGTTAAACGCTCAAATGTCAGGGAGTTTAAGAGGAGGTTATCCAAACGCCAGAAGCCTAGGTGTTTCTGGAGATTCTGGAACCGGTAAAACGTTTTTAGCAATGAATGCTGTTCACAATGCTCAAAAACAGGGCTATGTGGCGTTTTATATAGATTCAGAAGGGGCTTTAGACTCTAAAGACTTTGAAAACTTTGGAATAAACATGGATCTTCTTAACTATAAAAGAATGGCTAAAATATCAGAGGTAAAGTTTTTTATCAATGACATTATTAAAACAGCAGAATCCAACCCCGGTTTAAAAATAATGGTTATAGTAGATTCATTAACTCACTTATTAACTGATAAGGAAGTAAATGATATAAACAAGGGCAGTAACGCCCAAGACATGGGTCTTCGAGCAAAAGAATTAAGGGCTCTCTTCAAATCTTTTACCCTAGACTTATCTAATTTAAAAATACCTTTAATCTTTACTGCTCATAATTATGCTGGCCAGGATCAATATGCTGGTAAAACTATGTCAGGTGGAGGAGGCCCTTTATATGCGGCTTCTGTTGTAATGATGCTAGCAAAAGGGCACCTTAAAGATGACGAAGAAGACGAAAAAAAGAAAACGGGTGTTATAGTTAGGTGTAATACTGATAAGAATCGTTTAGCTAAACCTGAGAGAATAGAATTCCATATAGGTTTTCATAAAGGAATGAATCCATATGTTGGATTACAAGACTACATTAGCTGGGATGCATGTGGAGTAGGTAGAGGAAGTGTTATATCAGAAAAAGAATTTAGTAAACTTTCAGAATCAGACCAATCACAATGTAGACCATTCGAAGAAAACAATAAAAAAGTATATTTTCAACCTAAAAAATCTGCTAGGAATTACATAAACAAATGGACAGGTGAAAAAATACCATGGAGAGAAATATTTACAGAAAAAGTATTTACTGACAAAGTAATAGATGAACTCGATGAAAATGTAATAAAACCAAAATTTAAATATAGTTCTATTTCAGAAGTATTAAAGGATGAATTAGAAGAATTAGAAGATTCATTTGAAATAGAAGCAAGCGATGATTAAGTTAAAAAATGATTTACAATTAAAGTATTATTTAAATATGCACTTGAATAATAACTTAATAAGTAAAGATTCTATTTTATTTGAAATAATAAACTATATAATAACTAATAACATAGAAGGAAAGGATAAAAAAATAAATTATAAAAATTTAAAATTTTCTTCTAAAACACTAAAGTATATTTTTGGAGAAAGATTCGAATCCGAAGAGGAAAAAGATAGTATAATATCAATGATTAAAGAGTTAATAGAAGAAAAAAATATAGATGTTAAATCTAAAACTTTTCATATATCTGAAAAAGGTATTTCTAAATTTTACAATATAACTGAAAAATACAAAGCATGATAGACTTTATAGAAAATATTGAACTTTTAGAAAAAATGGTTTGGAATTTTGTTTTAAACCCAACAGCAGATGAAGATTTATTAAAACCTTCTAACACCGAGGAATATTTAGATAAAAAAGATTTAATGTCTAAAATCAAATCTAAATATTTTTCTAATGAAGATTTGCAAATTACTTGGAAATACGCAACTCTATATTATAGAGACCATGGTAAAATACCTAGTAAAAAAGAGCTAAGCTTATTTTTAGGAGTTAAAAATGAAGACATAGATCAACTTGTTTTAGATGAAATTTATAACTACAACTTATCAGAACATAATTATAGCTTTTTATACAAATACGTAAAAGCTTTTGTTTTATTAAGAGGATTTAACATACTATTAATAGATATGTTAACTACTTTAAAAACAACAAACGTAAATCCTGATAATATAGAACAAGTTATTGAAGGTGTTAGAAATAAAATGAATGACAAATTATCTATTAATTTTGAAAATGGTAAATCGGGGCTTAATTTTTTAAATCCCATGCACCATATTCAAATCTCTAAAGAAGGATGCCCGTCTGGTTTTAAATTTTTTGATAAAACCCAAGGCGGAGGATGGAATGCTAAGTCTTTAATAGTTTTTCAAGGTAGGCCTAAAGTAGGAAAATCAATAGTCCTTGGAAATATAGCGACCCGTTCGTTTTTAGCAGGAAATAACACAGGTGTTGTTACGGTTGAGTTATCTGAAGGTAAATATATGAAAAGACTAGGTTCAAATATTCTAGGTATTGAAACTATTAAATATGACGGGTTTACAAATGAAACCGCTATGTCAATGGTTCAAGATAAATTAAAAGAATTAGAAGCTTCTGGGAAAAAATATGGCGAATTACTAATAAAAGAATTTGCAACTGGCGGAGCAACTGCTATTGATATAGAAAATTATTTTATTAGACAAGAAAAAGAAATGAATAAAAAGTTTTCTGTAATAGTTGTTGATTACATAAACTTAATGAGACCTATAACCGAACAGGGCGGACTATATGAAAAAATAAAAGTAATATCTGAAGAACTAAGAGGTGTTGCCATGAGAAATAAATGGTGCATAATAACTGCTACTCAAATCAAGAGAGATGCAATAGATGATTTTGACTTAGGAATGGATTCAGTAGCAGAATCATTTGGCTTAATTCACACAGTAGATGCTTTGTATGGGTTAATGAGAGGTCCTTTAGAGCAAAGAATGAAAATAAAACTTATAGCAAATAGAGACAACGGATATGAAGAAAGCTATAAATTTTATGATATGAAAAAAGATTACATGAGGTTAGACGAATCAGTAGGAGAAAATAGTGAATATTATAGCGACGACGATGAGGCAGGAAATATGGAATCAGAGCTTAGAGATTCTTATAAAAACATAAGTCCTAGTGAAAATTTTGGATTAAATAGTAACAATCAAACAATTGACGTTCAAAAAGACGACTATAGCGACCTCTTGAATCAGATATAAAAAATATTAATTTAAAAAATGAAAGATGCATCAAAATCAGAAAAATCAAAACAAATAGATAAAAGAGAAGATAAAATCTTTAATAATAGATATAACCAGGGTGACGGGTTAAAGGATCCAGATGAGTATGAATATAATAGAAACATACAAGTTGAGTCTAGTTATTCTAAAAGCTATTTAAATGATTTATATGATTATGAAAACAATGTAGAATATAAAATTTTTTTAGATCATATATTTAAGATAATAAATTTAGATCATGAATTATCTCAAATGATAACAGAAAAAGAAGGCACTAGAAATAAGTTTAATAAAGATGAAATAAATTTTATTTTTGAAAAAGTTAATTCATTATTAGATAATAAAAAAGAGTTTGAAACTTTTTCTAATCCAATATACATATTAGAAGCCATATCTAATATTACAGCAATGGATTATAAAAAAATATTTGATTTTTTAGAATATTCTCATAAAGAAACCCTGTTGTCTGAGCTTAATAAAAAATATAAATTCCTAGATTGGAAAATGAATAAGAATAATAAAATGTTTTAAATGGTATCTTTAGAAAAAGTAAATAAAATATTTTTATTAGGAGATTTACACTTAGGCATAAGAAATAATTCTATAGAATGGGCTAATTCTCAAAAATCCTTTTTAATAGATCATTTTTTAAATGAAATTGATAAGCATGGTTTTAACGAAAATACTGATATTTTAATTCAAGAAGGAGACTGGTTTCATAATAGGGAACATACTAATAATAGAATTTGGAATGATTCTTTAGAAATATTAAACTGTCTTTCTAAAAAATTTAAAAGAGGAATTTATATAATATTAGGAAATCACGATGTTTATTACAAAGATAATAATAGTATACATTCATTAAAAGGTATTGAAAAAATATTTCCTAATGTTCACGTTTTTGAAAAACCGGAAATATTAAGCCTTAACTCTATACATAATTTTTTAATGTTACCTTGGATTGAAGATGAGGCTAAAATAACTAAAGAAGTAACATCTTACATAGGAAAGGCCGATTATATAATATGTCATGCTGATATAAAAAATTTCAAATTAAATAAATGGGTAAAATTACATAATGGATTAGACACTAAGTTATTAAGTAATTTTTCTAGGGTTTTTTCAGGGCATATCCATATTCACCAGGAAAACGAAAACGTATTATACACTGGAACACCTTTTGAACTAGATAGGGGAGATAGGGGCAATCCTAAAGGGTATCATATAATAGACTTAGTAGAAAATGGTAAAATAATAGAAACTTTTGAAGAAAATAAGTTTTCTCCTAAATTTATAAAAGTAGACTCTTTTGATTTGTTAGAAATGAAATTAGATGAAATCAAAAAAATGTTTAGTAACAATTATGTAGATGTTATGATGAAAATAGATAAAGCATCTGTTTTCCCCGTTACTCGGTTTATGGAAATTATAGAATCTTTTAATTATAAAAAAATAGAATTTTTTACATATAATCCTGAAATAAAAGAAAGCTCTGAAATAGAAGATAAAACAATAGATGAAATTAAAGATTACGACATATATGACATATTTCTAACTTGTTTATCTGAAAGAGAATACCCTGAGTCTTATAATAATACTATGAAAATGTATTTTAAAAAATTAAACGATAAAGTAAAAAACAAAGAAAAAAGCTATGAGTAATCTTTATAATTATAGGGCTAAATTAGATAGAGTAGTAGATGGAGATACTGTAGACGCATTAGTTGATCTAGGTTTTGATACTTGGAAAAAGGTCAGAATAAGAATGATGGGAATAAATGCCCCTGAATCAAGAACAAGAGATAAGGAAGAGAAAAAAAAAGGAAAAGCAGCAACTAAGTATTTACAAAATCTTTTAAAAAGTCATAATTCTATATTTATTTTAAAATCACATGGGGTAGGAAAATTTGGAAGATGCTTAGGCGAAATATTATTTGAAGATTCTTCATGGACATTAAGCGCAAATCAAATGATGATAAACGAAGGACACGCAGTAGAATATCATGGAGGTAAAAGAAAATAAAATATGAAATTATTAAAGATAGCTTGGAGAAATATATGTTCATATGGAAATAAATTACAAGAATTTACTTTTTCAGATACCCCAGAATTAATACTTGTTGAGGGTAAAAATGGAAGCGGAAAGTCTTCTATAAAAGAAGCACTTACTATTTCTTTGTATGGAAAATCAGCGGTTAGAAAAACAAAGGATATACCTAATAGGATTAATAAAAATGCTTATACTTGTGTTGACTTTTTATCTTCATCTGGGAGTTCTATACGCTTAGAAAGAGGAATAGACCCAAATTATACTAACTTAACAATAGACGATTCTGCTCATAATTTACCCGACAAACGTAAAGTAGATTCTTTTGTAGAAGATGAATTAATAGATTTTCCATTTTCTGTTTTTTCAAATACAATAAGCCTTTCATTTGAAGATTTTAAATCTTTTATAAAATTAACACCTACTGATAAAAGAAAAATAATAGATAGAATATTTGGAACAGATATTTTATCAGATATGTCTAATCAAGTAAAGGAAGACTCTAAAGATAATAAGTCAAACATACTTTTTCTTGAATCTGACATAGAAAGCAGTAATGAAACTTTAAATAAATCTAAAGAACAATTAGAATTATTAAAAAATAGCATAACTGAAGAAAAAACTACTGAAATATCTTCTAAATCAAAACAAGTAGACTCTAAAAACATTGATCTTAGTAAATACAATAAAATTTCAATAGAATTAAAACAGGAAGTAGCAGAAATAAACTCTAAATTAAGCAATGCTAGCTCTACTTTAAGTAAAAACAAAGCAGCTCTGTCTGAAATATCAAAAAAATTAGAAATATACGAACTTAATAAATGTCCACATTGCTTAAGCGACTTAACAGATGATAAACATAGTAAAATAAAAGAAGCTATTATTGAAAAACAGCGTACTTTTACTAAAAAAACACCTATTTTACAAAAAAACATAGAAAATTTAGAGTCTAGTAAGCAAAAAATAGTAGATAGTTATGATTCTAATAGAAAAGAGGTTTCTAAGATAGAATTAGATATAATAAATCTTCAAGAAGCAATAGAATCCTTAAAAATAAAAGACAATAGCAAACAAACAACTGCTTTAAACAATATTATATCTAATATACAGGGTAAAATAGCTAGTTCTACAGAAAAATTAGAAAAAACCACTAAGAAGCACGAAATATTTACTGATATGCTAGATTTTTTATCAGAATCGGGCGTAAAACAGCGGTTGATGGACAAAGTAATGCCTATTTTAAATTCAAAAATACTAACTATAAGCAAAAAGTTAGATTTTAAGTTTAGTTTTGAATTCGATAGTCAATTTAACCCTATTATTTCACATTTAGGTGAACAAATAGCCCCAGATAGCCTTTCTACTGGAGAACAGAAGAAAATGAACTTAATAGTGCTATTGGCTATGTTAGAATTAATAAAAATGAAGAATCATCAAATAAATGTTCTATTTTTAGATGAAATTTTTAGTTCTTTAGATAAAGATAGCATATACAAGACAATCGAAATACTAAAAGACTTTTCTAAAGAGCATGGGCTTACTGTTTTTGTAATTTCACACGATCCTTTACCTGAAGAGCTTTTTCATAAAAAAATAAGCATAGAAAAGGCTAACTTTTTTTCAGAAATGACTATTACTTCAGCTACAGAGTGTTAATTAAAACCTATTAATCATTTATTGTATAATATTTTATGAAAGTTTATTCAAAAGACACTTTTGCAGAGGTATATAAGGACATGTTAACTGATTTAATGGGAAAAGCAGGTCAAGAAAGTAACCCTCGGTCAAATTCTACTAAAGAAATAGTAGATGTATGTTTAGAAATAAAAAACCCAATTTCTAGCTTATATAAAAATAAAATAAGGTCTTCTCAAAGTAAATACATAGCAGCCGAGTTTATGTGGTATTTCTTAGGGAGAAATGATGTTAAATTTATTAGTAAATACGCTAAATTTTGGGAAAAAATAGCTAATCCCGATGGAACAGTTAATTCTTCATATGGAAACTTATTGTTTAACAATAAAAATGATTATAATTTAACAGAATACGAATGGGCCCTACAATCTTTAATAAAAGATAAAGACACTAGACAAGCTGTTATGCACTTTAATTTACCTAAACATCAGTCTTTTGATAATAAAGACTTTGTATGTACTATGTATGCAAATTTTTTAATAAGAAATAATAAACTTAGAATGTCTGTAAAAATGAGAAGCAATGATGTAATACTAGGGTTACCTACAGACGTAGCTTTTTTTACAGTTTTACAACAACAAATGTTAATGCATTTGAAAGAAGTGTATCCAAATTTAGAATTAGGAACTTATTCTCATGTAGTTGATTCAATGCACGTGTATAGTACTGAATATGATAGATTAAATGAAATGTTAAAAAATGAATTTACCCCTTATGAAATGCCAGTTTTAAAAAATCAACTAATTAGCGTAGATTCAAAACCGTCTGTTGAATTACAAAATATTGAGTATGACATAGAAACCGGTTTAAAAGATTCTTATAAAATAATGAATAGGGTAAACGAATTTAAAGATAACGATATGTTATCTTTTATATACTATAACTTATTCAAACATTTAATATGAAAGATAAATTTTCAAATATCTTAAAAAATATTTTTGGAATGTTACTTTTTTATCTCATTGTATGTTTACTAGGGTATTTAACATATTACATTACTTTTGATAATAGAGAACTAACGTTTAAAAATTTTTTAGGAATGTACGCTATTTTATTACAAATAGTTATACTGGTTACAGCAAGTATGAAAAACAATGACAAATAAAGAAAAACAATATCATATAACATACTTAAAAATGGCGCTAGTATGGTCTACGTTATCTAAGAGTAAGCGTAAAAAAGTAGGAGCATTAGTGGTCAAAGGAAATACTATTATTTCAGATGGATTTAATGGAACACCAACCGGTTTTCCAAATGATTGCGAAGACATTAATGGAAATACTCATTGGTATGTTTTGCATGCAGAAGCTAATGCAATTTTAAAAACCGCAAGGTCTACTCAAGACATTAGTGGTTCTACATTATATGTTACATTATCTCCTTGTAGAGATTGTTGTAAGTTAATAATACAATCAGGAATTAAAAAAGTAATATACATTGAAGATTATAGAGACTTAGATGGAATAAAGGTATTAAAATCAGCTGGGATAGAAGTCTTAAAAATAAGTGATTTATAAAATGGAAGAAAAAAGATGTTTAAATATTATTTTTATAAAAGAGTTTAAGTTTTTCATAAAAAAGTTTAATAAAAAACAAAAAGAAGATTATCTTTTAAATGTAAATAAAATAATAAAAGATAAGTTTAATACTAAATTTTTAGTACCCAACCCCGTTCAATCTTTTCTATTAAATTATGAAATAAAAAAACTTTTAGATAAAGCTGTAAACATAAAAAATCAAAAATATAATAGAATAATCTTTTTAAATTCTACGATTACCTTTAGCGGCATACAAAATACTGTTGAATTTTTAGAAAAAGAATATTTAAATGTAAATTTTAAATATCATATAATAGATCCTAAGGAAGATTTCGATAAAGAATTGTTTAACAATTCGCTATTACATTTCTTGGATTAAATTACTCGCATCCGGGTCCTTCACTATAACAATCCGGACCTTCGCTGTAACAATCAGGGCCTTCACTATAACAATCGGGACCTTCTCCATATTTAGCTATAATTTCTTCTAAATCATCCATTTTGTTATCTTCGCCTTCCATTTCTTCAGAATTTTCTATATCGTTTATTACGTCTATGGCCAATATATTTTCAGCTTCTTCTCTAGATATTCCCATATAATCCATTAAATCCTTAACTGCAGAATCTAGAGATGCCATATTTTTAGGATTAGGATTTATTCTTCTTCTTGGAGGGTTTTCAGGACCTTCTTCAGTATCTATATCTGGACTAGTTGTTGTTTCTTCCTCTGTTTCTACATCCGGTTCTGGGTATGCATCATCAAACCAGTCTTCTGAAATAGAATCAAATTCTTCAAAGCTATTGCACTTTCCTTCTGCTATTGCTTCTTCTCTTGACTTTTGTAATTTTTCAAGCTTAGCACTTTCTTCTTTTATTACTTTCTCAATTTTACTATCTATTTCAACTGTTGCTTTAGTAGAACCTTCTAATCCTTTAGATTCATTTATAAATTTAGTAAAGTTAGGTAAAACTGATTCATTAGACTCTTCATGCTCATATTCTCCTACTTCAACAGTGGCTATACCGGTTAAATACGGGTCTCTATAAGTTACTGGCTTTTCTCCTTCTTGTTTATACACTAAATCATGGCTCATTGCCTTATAAGTAGAATTGTAATGTGGATTTTTAAAAAGTGGATCTCTTTTAACTACTCGTCTATATTCCTTTAATTTATCGGATTCCGATGTTTTTTTACCTTTATCGTCTCTATCGTAAATTAAAGAATCGTTTCCTCCAAAGCTAGGTTTTTTTAGATCCATATATTGATCAAAATTATAAACATCTCTTCTATGTACGTCAAATATATCCATTTTAGTTTTTAGTTTTTATTATACTTCAATTGCTCCTATTCTAGTTTCTCTAAATGAGTCACATTGAAATTTAGCGGCTAATTGATAAAGTCCTTCTGATTTATATTCTAAATTCATTACTGATAGTGGATCATATAAATAAGCTGGGCTAAAATTAAATTCTCTAAATATTTCTTGAGCTTTATTAAAGATAACTACTTTAATTGATCCAATATAGTCTTTTTTAAGACCTTGTCTACCGTTAAGTGGATCAAATGTTAAATCTCCCCATGCTCTCATCATGTTATATACATACATATCGTTTTCCTCGTTTAAGTTAACTTCAAAATTAATTGTTAATTGAGCATCTGTTTTTGCTGGTTTTCCAGAAGCGAATGTACGTCTAGCAAATTTGTAAAATTGCTCTACAGTACCAACACCTGTTAATTCAGGAAGACCTTCTATTTTAGTAACGTGTTCAACGAGTAATCCATCATTAGTACCTTGAATAGTACTTGGTAAGTTAATGATTACTTCGAACTGATTTAAAAATATTGGTTCGTAATAATTAGTAGCTGCTGTAGAATTATCAAAATGTGGTAAGCCTGCCATAATTGTGTAAATTATTTTATTTTATTTATCTTTTTTTACTCAAGGTTTTTTTTCATTTCAATAGTATCCTTGTCCATTCTTCCTCCGGATGTTAGTTTATCTAATTGAGATGTAAGAAGCTCTTGAGAAGCGTCCTCATCGCCAGACCATATTTTTTGAGTTTCTACTGGATCACCTGTAAATTTTAATATTAAAGAAGGAAGTATTAATTCAACTAGAGAGTTTTCCATTTTATTATCTACTCTATCATACTCTTGTAAATTGGCTATGTTAATTGGCGTTTCACTATTTATATTTAGGTTAGCCCCATTTCCTGAAACGTTTAAGTTTACATTTTTCCAGTTATTTATTGTTTGATTTTCTAAAGTGTCTACCATATGAGTAGACGCTTTTAAAACTATTTTAGGACTTCCTTGATCTAAAGATGATGCCACTCCTCTAAAAACTATTCTTTTAGTATTTATTTTTACGTTAAAAGATGTATTCTTAAAGTATTTTTCTGTTGCTTCTTTTACTATATTGTCTGTTATATTTCTATTATTACCAGAAGAGTTAGAATTTATTTCTAATTCATAGTCTTTAACTAGTTGCTTTTTTACAAATTCTGTTAATAAATCTAATTTTTGCTTAAGTAAAACTGCTTCACTTAGTATGTAGTATGTAGAAGTGGCACTTGCTTTTTTAAAATTTAAATCAGGAAACACATCCATTTCGTGAATATTTGTATTTACGAGATATTGTTCAAACTTAGTTGTTCCGTCTACTATCTTCCAAGATATATCGTGACTTAATACTACTTGAAAGATTACGCCTCCGTCTTTAGCACTTACATTTTCGTACTCGTAAATTTTCATAGGTAATGATATTTTATATTAGTCTGCTAAACTATCTCTAGTTTTAGTGTAATTTTTCCAAAGCTCATTGTAAATATCACACGAAGCGCCTAGAAAATTAATAATACCTACGTATTTTCTTTTATTTTTACCGTCCATTTTAGCTATTTTCTTTCCTAGTTTTTTAGCATCATTAGTTGTTAATTCCTCATCTGGATCTTTTCCAACTAATTTTTTAAGAGCTCCCTTTTTTTCAAGGACAGAAAATTTCTCAAAACTTAAAGCTTTGTTAGTATTCATGTTTTTATGAATTATTTTTTCTTTCCTCCGCCTACTACTTTTTTACTTTTAGCTTTTGCTAAAAATGACTTAGTAAATCTTTGGATAGAAGCAGTACCCTGTCCCTCAACTTTAGATAAATCTTGTTTTACTTTAGTACCGCTTTCATCTTTCTGAGCAGTATTAGCTTTAACAGTGTATTTTGCAGCAGCTGCATTGGCAGCAGCCATGAATTGAGCGTGGTTCATTACAACATTCTTCTTCATTTGTGTGTGTATTATTTTAGTTATTTATCCTTATAAGTAACCGTCTTTTTATCAATAGGGATACTTATATATGTTATTTATTTGGTATATTATATACATATCTTAAAAACTAATCATGTTTTATTAGTAAAAAAAAATATGAAAAAGAAAGAATTAGCAACTAAATATCAAAAATTAACCGATATAGAGCATGTTTTACATAGGCCTTACATGTATGTTGGCTCTACTAAAGCGCATAGCGGCGATCAGTATCTTTTTGATGGATTAAACGTTGAACTTAAAGAAGTTGTATACAACCCTGGCTTTATAAAATTATTTGATGAAATCCTATCTAATTCAATAGACGAACATAGGAGAAATAATAAACTAAACGAAATACGTGTAACATTTGATTTAAATAATAACAGTATTTCAGTATGGGATAATGGAGGAATACCTGTTAAAAAGCATCCCGAACATAAAGAATGGATACCTGAAATGATATTTTCAAATTTAAAGGCAGGTAGCAACTTTGATGACACTAAAGATAGGAACGTAGCTGGTACAAACGGAGTAGGATCTACTTTGACTAATATATTTAGCACTAAATTTGTTATAACCACGTGTGATGGTACTAATAAATTCCATCAAGTGTTTAAAAACAACATGAATAGTAAAAGTAAACCTAAAATAACAAAAGCGGCTAGGGGATTTACTGAAATTTTATATTTTCCAGAACTTTCTAGGTTTAATATGGGATCTATAGACGAAAACACTCATAGAATACTATATAAGAGATGTTTAGACGCTGCTGCGTGCAATCAAAAACTAAAAATAAAAGTAACTACTCTAAAGGATGGAAATAAGTTTACAAATGATTTAAAATTTAAGAAATTTGAAGATTATATACGCCTATATGTTCAAGATTCAGAGTATTTTTACGAAGAATCTGAAAATTGGAAAATAGGTTTTGCAAAATCTAAAGATGGATTTAATAATGTTAGTTTTGTTAATTCAGTTCACACAAAGGACGGCGGTAATCACGTAGATTACATATCTGATCAATTAATATCGTATTTACGTGAAATGATTCATAAAAAATACAAAGTAGCAGTTAAACCCAATGATATTAGAAATCATTTATATGTATTTATAGATAGTACTATTATTAACCCAGCTTTTTCATCTCAAACCAAAGAAAAATTAATAACTGAAAAGAAATATTTTAAAACCTCACACAATGTAAGTGAAAAAATAGCAAAACAGGTATTTAAATCAGAAATAATACAATCCGTGTTAGACTGGGTAGAGCGAAAGAAACTGGCAGAGGAACGAGCTGAATTAAGAAAGTTAAATAAAAATCTAAGTAGTTCTAAAGTTTTAAAACTAATAGATGCAAAGAAAAAAGGCAATAGAAATAACTGTATACTAGGTATATATGAAGGATTATCGGCATTAAGTGCTGTTAGAAAATTTAGAGACTCTCAAACAATAGGAGCTTTTCCACTTAAAGGAAAATTCTTAAATGTAAGTGAATTACCTAACTCAAAGGTGATACAAAATGATGAGGTTAAAGATTTAATGGCGGCATTGGGTTTAAAACTAGGTGAGGAGCCAACTGCTCTTAGATATGGTAAAATATACATATATACTGATGCAGACCCGGATGGAGACTCAATTGCTTCTCTTTTAATAAACTTCTTTAACAAATATTGGCCTGAATTGTTTGAAAAAGGCGTTATTCATAAAGTAATGACACCTATTGTAGTAGCTAAGAAAGCAAATAAGGTTTTAGAATTTTATTCTGACGAAGAATATAAAAAATGGTCCTCTAATGAAAAATTTATAAGTAAATGGAATATAGAGTATAAAAAGGGTCTAGCCTCATTAGAAGACGCAGAATATGAAGAAATAATAAAAAATCCAAGGGTTATTAAAATAGTAAACGATAAAAACTATAGAGAGAGTTTAAATATTTGGTTTGGAAAAGACTCAAGCCCTAGAAAAATTAAAATTTTAAATATAAATTAATATGAATAAAGTAGAAAAATCACAAGACTTTAAAGAAATAGTAGAATTACTAATATGGTCTTACAAGCAAGGATATATGCATGCAGGAGCAGTTTTAAAAGACACTATCCCTGACGATAAAAAATTATCAGAAATGTTTAAACAAGCATTGAAGGAAAAACAACAATAATGGAAAAAACAGTAACAGAATATTTAGATCAAGATTATGGAAATTATGCAAAGTATGTAATAGAACATAGGGCTATACCTTCAGTTATAGATGGATTTAAACCCACACAGCGTAAGGTTATACATATAGCTTCTAAAGTATGGAAGGGATCTAATAACAAACCATTAAAAATATTTCAATTAGGTGGAAAGGTTGCTTCTGATGCTAATTATCATCATGGTGATGCCTCCCTTTCATCTGCCATAATAGGAATGGCGCAAGGTTTTAAAAATTCAATGCCTCTTCTTGATGAAATAGGTCAGTTTGGATCATTAAGGTCCCCTGAGGCAGGTGCTCCTAGATATATTTCAACAAAACTAAATGAAAACTTTAGGCTTTTATATAAAGATTTTGAATTATTAGAGCCTCGGTATGAAGAAGGTATAGAAATAGAACCAAGTTTTTTCTTACCTATAATACCTACTGTGTTATTAAATGGTGGATCTGGAATTGCAGTTGGTTTTGCAACAAATATATTAAACAGAAACCCCATAGACCTTATAGATTCTTGTATAAAAGAATTATCTAAAAAAAGATATGATGAACCTAAACCGTGGTATAGAGGATTTAATGGAAGCTGCACTAGAGATGAAACTAATCCTTCAACATGGATATTAAAAGGAATATATGATGTAAAAAATACATCAACCGTTCATATATCAGAGCTTCCTCCCTCGGTTACTTATGAAAAATATGACAAATATTTGATAAGTAAAGAGGATTCTAGAGAAATAGCCACATATGACGATAATTCAAAATCTAACATAGATTACACTTTAAAATTTAAAAGGGCAGACCTAGATAAACTTATAAAATCTAAAAGATTAAGTAGGTTTTTAAAAATGGAAGAAAAACAGTCTGAAAATCTAACTATGTTAGACGAAAATGGTAAACTTAAGATTTTCGATAATGTAAAGGATATTATTAAATACTTTGTAAATTTTAGATTAACATATTACGATAAAAGAAAAGATTATCTAATAAAAACACTTGGTGAGCAAGTGATAATTCTTTCAAATAAAGCAGCTTTTATTAAAGCCATAATAAATGAAAAACTTAAAATAAATAATGTTCCAAAAAAACAAATTGTAATATGGCTTGAAAAACATACTTTTGACAAAGTAGATGATTCATATAGTTACCTATTATCTATGCCTATACATACTCTTACTAAAGAAAAATATACAGAACTTCTTTCTCAAAAGAAAGAAAAAGAAAATGAATTAAATGTAGTTAAATTAACTTTACCTATTGATATGTATAAAAAAGATTTAAACGATCTTAAAAAAGTAATAATTAAAAACAAATAATAATATGAAAGATTTTGGAAAAATGACAATATCAGAAGCTTTACCTCATTTGAAATCAGTGGCCATTGCGTACAATTTAAAATTATATAAAGTTGATGAGTTTAAAATGGCTAAAACTATATTAATTAATCTATATTGCAAACAGTGGGTTTAAACTTGTTAAATATATTTAGTATAATATACTTATGAAAGAACTATTTTTACTTAGAGGAGTCCCTGGAGCAGGAAAAACGACATTAGCAAAGTCTATTGGAGGAACGCATTTAGAATCTGATATGTATTTTGTAGACTCTATTACTGGAGAGTATATTTTTAACCCAAATAAGTTAAAAGATGCTCATCAATGGTGTCAAGAATCAGTATTGTCTTTTATGATTGCGGGTGAATCTAAAATAGTTGTTTCAAATACCTTTACTCAAAAGTGGGAAATGGATCCTTATTATAAAATAGCAAAAGATAATAATTACATCGTATATTCTCTAATAGTTGAAAATAGGCATAATGGAGTAGATACACATGATGTACCAGAAGAAGTGTTATGTAATATGGAAGAAAGGTTTGAAATAAAATTAAGATAGATATGATAAGCCCTGCAAATGAAAATTTAACTAAAGCTCAAAATATACTTAAAAAATTGTATGAATGCCAAGATTTACTTGATGAACTTTCTAAAGAAGTTGATGAACTTTATATGGAAAAATTCAATAGTGATTTTAATGCACTTATAATAAAAAGGTTTGAAGAATTTTTACAGGATGAAAGCGACTTAATGTAATATGAGTAATATTAATTCATTTATATATGGTTTATTTTTCTTTATGATTGGGCATATTGCTGTTTTCATACAATTAAATGGTCAGTTTAAGTGGAATTGGTTTAGTAAAAATGAATGGCTATTAGCAATATGCGGTATACCTATATCATTTTTATTTATATGGGGAACTAAATACACCGTTGAAGGAGTAGGGGGATTATTATGGCCTACCCGATTTATAGGATTTGGAATAGGAATGTTAGTTTATGCAATAATGGTAAACTACTTTTTTAATGAAACTATTACTTTAAAAGTAATTGTATCTCTCATTTTAGCAGTATTGCTTATATCAGTTAATGTTTTTTGGAAGTAATTTTATTCCAAATTTCTTTCCAACTTTTCCATTTAAATTTATTTTTAATATACCAGTATAAACCAGCTATAAATCCTCCATATGCAGCTATAAACGTTGCGATTATTAAGTAACCGTTTTCTAGATACCCGTCTTTTAACCAGGATGGCCATAATATACAGAATGTTAGGCACAATATTAATTGACCTATATTTAAAAATTCTTTCATTTTATTTTTATTTATTTAAAATAGGTTTAACTGATTGCTACTAGGCGGCTTACTACTTGGTTTATTACTAGCAGATCTTAATGTAGATTTTTCAGAGTCAGTTAAACTAGACCAGCCTGTATCGGATAATTTATCTAATATTCTATCTATTTCTATTTGATTTTTAAATTGCTTAGGCTTTGGTCTATTATGATTTTTAAATACAATAGGTTTTGGTTTTTCTTTAAGTTTATTGTGCATCATATTGTTTACACCATCTACGTCTTCTATTTTTTTATCATTTACGCTTTTTCTTAAGGATTCTAAATGACTTTTAAAATATTGCCTAGACATTTTAGGATAGACTGCCGTTACTTCTTTGTAGTTTTTTACGCCATTTGAATCTAATAAATGTTTAGTTTTGATAATAGCTAATCTATCTGCTACTAATTCAATATTCATTAGCAGGTCGACCGCTTTTTCTATATCTATATTAGAATTATATGAATCCCACATTACGTTTTTTCCATACTTAGAATATTGATACTGATGAGATACTTCGTGAAGTATTACGTAAAGTGCTTTTTCAATAGGTTCTTTAAGTACTTTATCTGCAATTACACATTTATCGGTTTTTGATATTCCAGAAGCACCATATAGGGTGTCAAACCCAATAGCTTCGCATCCAGATTTTAATATGTATGATTTTAAATCATCTATTACACTGTGATATTCTTTAAAATTTTCCTTTAACGTGTTAATAAACTCTTCTAATCCGTTTACCCGATTTTTTGATTCAAATATCTTAAATGTTTCTATAAAATTTTTCATACAAATACGCTTCTCTTGTTTATTTATTTAAACTATTTTTTAATTTAGTGTATAATATCATAAATTATTAGTATAATATAAATATGAATAACTTAGGATACTGTTGTATAAACCTTACATTGAAAGAACATAATATATCAACTAACAGGGGAATGCAAAGTCCTGTTGTTGAATATAGCGTTAATAAATGGTTACATAAAAATTGTAATCAAGTACATATAACAGACGAAAGCATAATAGAAAAATGGTATGATTCAACTCTAGTATATGATGAAAAAGGAAAGTCTGCTAGTTCCCTTAACACTAGCTTTAGAACCTTTAAATCTATAACTAAAAGAACATTAGTAGATAAAACAGTTCAAATATCAGATTATGATGTTTCAAAAAAAGGTTACATGGAATGGCTATGTAAAAAAGCAGGTAACCTAGCTATACAAAATGTAGAAGATCTTTTAGTTATTCTTAAATGGAATGCTAAAAACAATATAAGAATATTCAGAATGTCTAGTAGTCTTTTTCCATGGATGAGCGAATATGATTTCAATCAATTACCAAATTACAATCAAATAAAAAGCAAACTTGCAGAAATAGGAAAGTACATACTGGAAAACAATCTAAGAGTAGGCTTTCATCCAGGTCAATTTTGTGTACTTCCTAGTCCAAACGAAAAAATAGTTTACAACTCTATAAACGAATTAGACAAGCATTCTACTATACTAGATTTAATGGGCTTACCTAAAAATCACAACTATAGTTTAAATATTCATGTAGGAGGTGCCTATGGTAATAAAAAAGAAACATTATCTAGGTTTGTAAAAAACTTTAGTAAACTTTCTGAATCTACTAAAGCGCGTCTTGTTGTAGAAAATGACGATAAAGCTAGTCAATATAGCGTAATTGATCTATACGAAGGTTTATACAAACATATTAATATTCCTATTACATTCGATTTCTTTCATCACTTGTTTTGCACAGGTGGTTTATCTCAAGAAAAAGCTGCCAAACTAGCTGCTTCAACCTGGCCAGCTAGTGTGCGTCCACTTGCTCACTTTAGTAGCAGTAAAAGACTAAATGAAGATAGTTCTGTTATGGAAAGGTCTCATGCAGATTACTTATATGACGCTATTCCTCAAATTGGCAATCTTTTTGATATAGAAATAGAAGCAAAATCAAAAGAACTAGCCTTATTTGATTATGTAAAAAAATCACACAGTATGGAACTTAGGCCTACTATAGAATCTAAGGTGAATAAAACTTTAAAATTAAACTTATAATACAATATGAAAGAAGAAAAGAATACTATTTCAGAAATAGTCAAAATAGTGCTTGATAACCCAAATTACGCAGATGCGGGTAAAGAACTACATGTTTATGTGAATAAACATTTAAGTTATAAAAAAGATGTGATCATGCAATATAGAAAACTTAATAAACAAAATGAAAAAATTAAGGAATAAACCTAATAGAGGAGAATTTAGTTACAATAATAGGAAATTTCCTAATAAAAAGAAATCTATATTAGATGCAAATCCTATTAAAAAGTCTAAGGAAGATATATCACTTGGGGAATTTTCAGATAAAACTGATAAGGAGATTAAAAAAATGTTAGATAGTTGGTATAAGCCTAGTTGGATACCTTCTGTAGAACTTCTTGTTAGAAAAGGTCAAAAATTACAAGCTGTAAAATTATTTAAAGAAAAAGAAGACTTATCGTTATTACGAGCTAAAGACGCTATAGAGGCCTATATAGAAACAGGAAATTGGCAACATTATCTGTTTTTAAGAAGAGGTAGGTTAGATCAAGCATTTATAAACGTAACAGGGTGTACTATTGAAAAGTTTAAAAAAGAGTATTATCTTAATAAAGAGGAGGCTGATCGTACTTACGCTGAAGCAAATCAACCTCTTTTTACACTAAATACTGTATTATCTGTTGCTCACGAGTACTTAAATGTAATTAGAAAAGATATAAAATGAGTAGAATAAACACAATAGGTATAAATCCTAAAAATGGAGAGCCGGTAGAAGTATGTTATGGATATGACGAAGTCCCTGGGTTCACTCCAGGTTACTTTTTTCAAGTATTTAGTGGTAATGAAGAAGACATATCGAATGATCCCTCAGGTGAAGGAATGATTATTAATGAGGGCTTCTTAGAAGGAATATCTAAAAAGAAATTAAGATCTATAGCCGCTAAATATTCAGTTACTTTAAATCCAAATTATTAAACATAAAAAAAGGGAATCGTTAAGATTCCCTTTAATATTATAACTTCTCTGTTAAAATTAAACTGAAATGCTATTATGGTGCAACTATTGGTGCAACTGGTGATGGTGTAGCTGGTCCACTTGGGGCAGCTCCGCCTGTAAGAACAGCTAAGTCTCCAGTAACTTCCATATTTACATATTGAGTTTCTGGATGCCATCCTGCTTCAGTAATCGCATAACGTGATTTCATTCCAATTTTTGGTGAGAAAGTACCTTCTGAGATAGTTTGTAAAGACTCAGCCATAATATATGGTAAGAATTTAACACCTGGTTCTTCATCAGATCCTTTACGACCAATGCAGATTCTAGAATCTCCAAAGCTTAAGTTAGGATCAACATATACTTGAACACCATAAACTTTACCAGCTGGGTATAGGTTACCAGCAACACCGCCCATATCAGATGGAGCCTGTGCAATTGAGTAACCAGCAACATCAGCTAATGCAGATGCAACTCTACCGTTGGTAATCATGAATGTACCAGCACCAAATCTACCTCTATGGTAAATTAAGTTTGCTAATTCAAGAATCTTAGTGACTAATCTTCTTTGAAGAGTAGAAGTGTTCTCAAAACCACCGGTACCAGCATTTAAGTCTAGTGTAGTGATTCCAGCGCCCTCTACCATGTTTACTTCAACATTGTGATCATCAGCTAATGTGAAGATTCTGTCAACCAATCTTTTGTTGATAGACTGTGCAAGTTCGTTAACTGCAACGTTCTCTAACATAGAGATAACGTCGAAGTTCCAAACTCTGTTAAGATCTTGGATCTGCTCAACAGATGCTGAGATAGACACTTGATCAGATTTAGCTTCAACAAATTTAGTGAACATTCTAAGACCCATTTGTCTGTATTTAGACAATTCACTTTGTTCTCTTGTCATTGATCCAGGAACACCACCTGTTTCAGGTAAGTAAGGACCAACAAAATCAGGATCTTGAACCTCAGTTGACTGAGATGTAAATCCAGAGATATGGTTTTCTAAAGCAGAAACCAATGATACCGCTCCAGCTATTTGGAAAGTACCGTTCGTTGAACCAATCGCAGTAATATTATTACCTGAAAGGTCAGCATCAACACTTGCAGCTGGGTTAAGACCGTCATTAAGAACTTTCATTATTAATAAACCATCTACTCTTGAGAATCCTACTAATTCGTAAGAACCTTGAGCACCAGCGATTGTGATTGCCTGATTGGCGTTTGTTCCGTCATTAACTCCGGCGAAACCTGCAGTTTCAAGAGCATCTACTGTTGCTCCTTCAATTTTAACCATATATGGTTCAAATTCTGAATCTGTTCGACCGCCTGCATATAAATAATCTAAGTAAGGTAAGAACCCAACAGGAGAATCCATAGGCACAACAGGAACAAGATCAAACCCAATCGTTTTTGCAGCTACTTGAATAGCAACTGGAAGTAACGATGGAAACTTATCTCCAGAACCAGAATCGGCATAAGAACCTTTAACACCAGCATCTGAAAAAGGCGTCTGACTGGCAGTAGGTGCTACAGCAGCGCCTCTACCTAATACAGAACCTGGTTGTTGAAAAAACAACCCAGGTGCAGTTTGCTCAAATACAGGAGCGCTATTATCAAAAATAGCATGGTTGTGAGCATATTCTGCTAACCACTCTTGTTTCCCGCTTTCAGCACTAACACCATGGCTTTCCAATAATGGCTTCCAAGTATTAAGGATTCTAGAATCTGAAGTACGTTTAAAAACTTTTGTACGTGACATTTTCTATTTGATTTTTTTTATTTGTTGCGATTTTCCGCACCTCTCATAAGAGAGTCTATGTAAGTCTGAGAGTAACCTCTCGTCATATCAACTACCCTGTCTACCGGGATTGCACCTTCTGTACTTTGGCTCTCGTTGATTTGTTGTAATTTTCTATTTTCTTTTTCTCTTTCAATTCTTTCATTAATTCCTCTGAAATCTATTTCATCCCAGAAAGATTTAACTTGATAAGGAGTATTTAAAGTATAAAGTTGAGTTTTAGTATGAATTTGATTTTTTTCAGCTTCATTCATCTTCTCCCAAGATGCTTTATACTCATCTGGCATATATCTAAGATGGTTTGGAATAGACTTATTAGCGTTTTCTACGACTGCACTAATAATACCAGTTACATCTGCTTCATTAAACCATACTGAAGCTCTAACTGCTTCTACAACAGCTTGTTTAGTATTAGTATCTAGATCATAAAATGCTTCTTTTTTCTTTTCAGATAATACTTTTAAGAAAGGATATTTATTTTCTAGTACGGCACTAGCTGATTCACTTTTGACTGTGTTTATTACAGCATCTATTCCTTCAGTAATCATTTCAATTTGCTTGTTTTCATTTAATCCGCTAACATTGCTTAATAAGTTAGAATTAGGAGTAAATTTACCTGAGTTTAATGATTCAGCAATATATTCAGCATAACTAATTCCTTTTGAAGATTTTTCTGCTACGTATTCAACGTATTCTCTATTCATTTGAGCATTTTCAGCAATATATTCAGCAAATTCAATTCCTTTATTAGCACCTTCTGCTACATATTCAGTATATTGAATGCCTTTATCTAATTCTTCAGCAAGGTATGTTTGATAATTAATACTTTTATTTAAGTTCTCTTTTAAATAATCTTGGTAATTAATGCTTTTATTTAAGTTTTCACCTAAATAGTTTTGATAATTTAAACTCTGATTAAGTTTTTCACCAATGTAGTTTTGATATTCTATACTATTGTTAGTAGTTTCGGCTACATGTTCAGTGTACTTAACAGATTGGTTTAATTTACCAGACAAGTAGTCAGTGTACTTAGTTAAGTTTTCTACTTTTTCAGCTAAATAATTAACGTATTTTCCAATACCTGAAGTTGGTGAAACATCTGTTGTTTTCACCTCTTTTGAATCAGCTTCATTAACAGACTTAATTTTGTCCATTTCAGCTTGTAATGATTCAAATTTCTCTTTAACTATCTCAGTATAATGATTCATATCATTTTTATTAACATACTCGTTCATTTTGCTCTTATTATTTTGATTGCTTAAACTATTAGTCAGCTCTTTATTATTTTTGTTATTTATCTTGTAAAATTTATAATTATTTGAAAAATTTAAATTTTCAGAGATATCTTCTAACTTTTCTTTATTTATAAAAGAATTTTCTTTTAATAAACTATAATTTTCAGTTATCATTTCGAAATTTTCTTTTAAGGATTCGTTAACTGTTTTCTTTAAAACAGCTTCTGTAAACCCCGGTTCAGCAACTAAATCGTATGTAAATATTCTATGAAGTTTAACTTTACCTTCGTTTAAAACTTGACCTGCTGCTCTCGATGAAATAGATATATTAACTCCTCCATCTATTAATGCTTTTGCAATTTTTCCATTTGGCGTGTTTTCTAAAATTCTAAGTTTAATGTTTACTTTATCTCCTCCATCATGGTCTAAGCCTTCAATTATATGAGAAGCGCTTTTAAGAGTAACTTCAAAAGAAGGCGGATGATCTAAATCTCCAACAAGTTGCCTTGTCTTAATTTTTTCCTTTAAGTATTCTAGATGAGGCAAGTATTCATCTTTTTCGTAAACTCTTTGATTGTTATTCTTTTGTCCAAAAACTGCGCATACACCTTCTAAAATAGTGTTGTTAGTTTCATTGGTTTTTACATTAAGTTTTTCACCTACGTTTTCAACGATCAATACTAAATCATTTTCTTTTTTATCAGAAACGTCTATGAAATTACTTGGTTTTAAGCTTGAATTATTCACGCAAAATCTATTTTTTATTATTTATAAAGAAAAACAGTATAAAAAATAAAAAAATACTATACACGTATAAAGTTATACTTTAGATAAAATATCCTTTAAATTTTTTAAGTCTTGATTATTCATTTTACTTAAATCTGGAGAGTTAACTATTAAGTTAGCAACATAGTCTCCTAATTTATTATTATTACCTACTACTCCATTAGATTTAACAGTAAATTTTAAAGAGCTTAAATTTTTTGGATTACATATATCTAATCTATATTTTTTACCAAGGGCAGAATTTACTATGTAGTCCCTGTCTTTATTAAACAGCACATCATATAGGTTTATGTTTATGTTTTCATGTATGTTTCCGTCTTCTATTTTAAAATCAACTTTAGATATTATTTTTATTTCAACTATTAGATCACCTATTGCATGAAATTCTTCTGATCCTCCCCATGCGTTATTTCGTATTCCTTTTAGTTCGTCCCCTAAACCCGATAGTTTTATGACTATAACATAATCATTTGATATTTTTCTAATATCATATTTTCTTTTTCTTAAATCTATTTTAAACTTTATTTCTTTATTTTCTTTTGATTTATCAAAAAGTTTTCTCTCAAATAAAACTTTTATTTCAGATTCATTAATTAAATCCTGTAGATCAGCCTGTGTTTTAACTTTTATATTTAATCTACTGGTATTATTATTTCTTGCGCTATTTCTATTAAATGCGCTTTTTACAAATTCGTCAAATCCAAACCCTCCTTCAAATCCAAATCCGGATTGTTTAAATCCTCCAAAATTATTTCTTTGATATGGATTTCTTCTAGATTCATCGTAGTTTTTTCTTTTTTCAGAATCTCCTAGTGTATCATATGCCTCAGCTACTTGTTTAAATTTTTCTTCATATGATTTATTTTCTTTATTTGTATCGGGGTGATATTTTTTAGCTAATTTTCTATATGATGCCTTTATATCTTTTTGAGTAGCGTTTTCTTCTACTTCTAATATTTTATAATAATTTTTATTCAAAACATTGATTAGGTTTTTTTGTATAAAACAATGTAGTTTAATTTATATATCGAAAATGACAAATACTTTATCAAACTTTAAAAATATTCATAAAGGAGAGTCTGTTATAGTATGCGGTTGCGGCGTGTCTTTAAATAAAATAAAAAGTAACTATAAAAACTTTATAACAATAGGTGTTAATGATGTACCAGCACTATTTACCCCTACTTATTTAGTAGTAACAGATCACCCAATTAGATTTAATCAAAATAGAAGAAATTTAATAACTGAATCTTCTACTAAAGCTTTATTTACATGCGTAAAAGGCTGGAATAATAAAAAAACAATAATTTTTGAGCTAGGAAATCGTAGGCTTTCCAATCTAGATTCAGATAATAAAGTTGATTACTGTTTAAATTCACCTTATGTAGCCGTATGCATAGCTTATAAAATGGGTTTTTCAAAAATAGGGTTAATAGGCGTTGATTTTACACCTCATCACTTTTATATAAAAGATGGTGATCATCCTTTATCGCAAATGAATAAATTGAAACAAGTTAACGAAGGCTATAGAGTATTAAAGTTACAATTAAATAAAAGAAACGTAGACTTTTATAATTTAAGTCAAGATAGTAAAATAGATTCATTACCTAAAATATCAATAGAAAAATTTAAATCTTTATGAAAATAATTATACCAGCTAGAAAAGGTTCAAAAGGCGTTCCTTTAAAAAATAGAAAACTATTTGAATATACTGCTAATATTATACCAGAAGCAATGAAGCACTTAACATATGTAACTACAGATGACGAACATATAAAAAAACAGGCCATTAAATATAAGTTTAATGTTTTAAATAGAACACCAGAGGTGTCTTCTGATAAAGCTTCTTCTAAAGATATAATGAAATATACTATAGATACTTTAAATATACTAGATGAAACGATTTTAATGTTATATTTAACCTATCCGCTTAGGAAATGGAAAGATGTTCAAACAGCTATGGTTTGTTTTGACTCGCTTAATCTAGACTCTTTATTATGTAAGCACCCACTAGATATTAGTCCTTTTTTGATGCTAAAAGAGGAAAAAAATAACAAAGGTTCTCAACTTTTTCATCATGATTTATATAGAAGACAAGATTACCCTGAATGCTTTGAATTAAGTCATTATATATGTTTGTTTAAGTCAAATGTAATAAATAATTTAAATAATAACTTATATAATAACAATACTTATTTTTTACCCATAAATAAAAAAGTGATAGATGTAGATACGTTAGATGATTTAAACGAGTTTAAAAAAAATAAAAAATAGCATGGCTGTAAAAATAATAGCTGAAATAGGCATAAATTATGCATATGGAAACGATAAATCTAAGTTTTTAGATAACGCAAAAAAACTAATAGACGCAGCGTGTGTAGCAGGTTGTAATTGGGTAAAATTTCAAAAAAGAACACCCGATATATGCGTACCTGATGATCAAAAAAATAAACCTAAGCGTGTTCCATGGAGAGAAGAAGAAATTACATATATTCAGTATAAGCATGATATAGAATTTGGTAAGAAAGAGTTTGACGAAATAGACAGGTATTGTCAAGAAAAAGAAATAGGTTGGTTTGTTTCAGTTTGGGATAAGTTATCCGTTGACTTTATTACAGACAATAATTATTCTAACCATGGTAGTTTTATTATGAAGATTCCATCTGCTTTAATAACAAACATTGACCTATGTTCGTATGCAAAAGACAAGTCTGATTTTTTGATAATAAGCACCGGAATGAGTACAGAAGAAGAGGTTCAAAAGTGCATTAAAACCTGTAAACCAGAAGTAATAATGCACACCAATTCAACATATCCTTCGCCTATAAATGAACTTAATTTAGGCTATATAAAATGGCTTATTAAAAATACAGAATCAGAAGTTGGATATTCAGGGCATGAATTTGGATTAGTCACTACAATGGCTACTATTCCAATAGGTGCTACTTGGATAGAAAGGCATATTACATTAGACAGAACATTATGGGGTTCTGATCAAATGGCTTCAGTTGAACCGGGCGGACTTATAAAACTAGTAAAAGGTATTAGAGACATAGAAAAAGCTATGTCAGGGTATGGTCCAAGAAAAGTAATAGGATCAGAACTTGAAAAAATGAAATCTCTTAGAAAATAAACAAGTGGATTATAGTAACTTTATTAAAGGTAAGCGAGTAATATTTGTAGGTCCCGCGGTTACTTTAATTGGTAAAAAGAAAGGACTGTTTATAGATTCTCACGATATTGTAATTAGAACAAACGGTGCATTTCCTGTAATTAAAGAATTACAAAAAGATTACGGTAAGCGTTGTGATTCTTTGTATGTAAATCAGCATTTTGCCATACATGGGGATATGTCTATTAAAGACTATAGAATAAATGGTTTAAAATATTTATCTTTAAAATATGACTATAGAAAATTATATATGAGATATAGAAACCCTAATCTTAAAATAAGACTAATACATAAGGAATTTTTTAAATATAAAAAGCGTATTAAGGCAGCTCCTTTAATGGGAACTTATATCATAGATGAAATAATTAACATGAACCCTGAATCATTTTACATAACTGGAATGTCTATGTATTCAGAGACAGATTTCAATAACCATCACATCAAGAATTATATTCCAGAGACATCTGACCCAGGAGAATTAAACAAAGGAAGACTAAAATTTCATAAGCAATTTCTTCAAAATGAGATTATAAAAAATCATATATTATCGGGTAAAGTACAAGCCGATGAGTACATATCAAATATATTAGGCATATAGCTGATTAAGTGTGCAATTTTACAATTATTTTTAATATTTAACAATAAAATATTACGTAATCACATATTATGTGAGAGCCCATTATTATATAAGAATAAACGTATTTCAGCGATGGATATTTTAATGTTTCTATGTATTTTTGCACTTCCTACTCTTGGAATATTTACGTATACTCTTGTGCTTTATTTAAACCTTAGAGCTTCATATATATCGTATAATATTAAGAGAAGAACGCTGATAAAAGGCCTTCAGGTAAGGACCAGGATTTTTACTAGGTGGCTTAAGGTAAACTATGAAAAACCATACACAATAGTTCTCGCAGCGTTATTTCCATTTGCTCAAGCGTTTCTTGCATCTATATTAGTTATATACACTAATCCTTCTAAAAATGATTTGTTTTCAAACATTATTTTGTTTTTTGTAGCGGCTTCTTATTATTTTGCATTTGCAATGAATTCTAAAAGAGCCACTAAAGGATCATGGTTAGGTTTGATTTTGCTAATAGTATTTGGAGCACTTGGTATAGTTTGTGGAAAGCTTATAATTTCTTAGTATTTAGCCATTTTTTTCCACTTAGAGAGTATAAATTTTTCTATTTCTTTACCAAGTAGCGTAGAAGGTCTAAATGCCATTTCCCCTGCATAAAATTTGTCCTCTTTTTTATTGTAAAAAAAATCTATTCTAAAAAAATCTATTTTTAGTTCTTTTGCAATATGTTTACATATTTCGTATTCCTTATTCCAATTAAAATAATTATTGTTTTTATCTATCATATCTACTCTATGCCATTCTTTTGATCCGTTTCTTAAATCACCAACTATTGGGCACCCATATAGTACAAATACCTTAAATTCATAATCATGTTCAATATACTCTTCAACTAACATGCCTTTTTCAGCTTGTTTCATCATTTCCGGTTCAGTTGATCTTGGTGAAGACTTTAAACATTCTCTAAGTTTTTTATCTACTTTTTCAAAGTCTTTATCGTTAATAAAAACTCCATCATTCTCTGACATGTGAGCAGGTTTAGCAACATATTTTTCTCTTAACGCATGTGAAATATCAGAATCTTTAGTAGAATAACAATATAGTGTAGGTATATTTAAACCGTGCTTTTCAAAAAACTTTTTAACTTCATATTTGTTATAAAGTTTTTTCATGGTTTCACATTCTATTTTATTTTTATGCCTTAGAGTTAACATATAATTATTTTCAATATATGTTTTATACTTAGGGTAAATGTACGAGCAATCAAATTCAGGGGACCACTGAGTTAAGCTAGGCGGTAAATAATTATAATACTTCATAATTTACGCTTATTGATTCTCCTTTTTTTATATTTCTTTTTGATTTTAAATATAGCTCTTTATCTTTTTTAAACATATCACAATTAGGTATAGTAGATTCCAGCAAATATCCTCCTATTGGATTAGGCTCATATAAATCTGATTTATCATAATAACTATGAGAATACCCAAAATCAAAATCTTTCATAATATCCTTAGTTGCATAGAGGGTATACACCCCATTTCTTTTTTCAATAGAAACACAATCCGGTAAGGGAATGTAGTGTTTATTTTTTTTAGTATCAGGTTTTGTAGGGTCATACCAACTATACCTTAATAAAATTTCTTCACCTTTTTCTATATCTTTGGTTGTTACCAGTTCAGTAACCCAACCGTTTCCATTTATAAATTCTTTTTTCACTATAGGTAGCCATGCGTTTTTATTGACTGAGTAATTAAAAAAACCAACCATGGGGTTTCTTAAATGTTTAACTGGTCTTTCACTATAGTCATAATAGTGACAAATACCTAAATTACTACCAGCTGGAATAAATTCTATTGCAAAGCAGCCGAGTCCGTGCAATGGCGATTGTCTTAGTTCTAAACATTTAGGTATACTGTATCCTTTTTTAATATTCATTTCTCAATTGATTTAATTTTACTAAATATTTAAAATAATTCATCTGTGTAAATATTTCTAAATTTTTGGTTTTTGGTATTGCGTATGCATTTATGAGCCTATGTTGGGTATACTCATCATCTTCTAATATTTTTATTTCCACATCTTTTTCTGTTATATTGTTATAAAGTAAATAATTTTTAAAATCTTCTATAAAGTTTTTATTTTTTATTCGACATGAAAAAAGTTGAGTATTTTTTAAATCTTTATATAACTCACTTACGTTTATCATAAAGAACAAAGAATTATTCAAATTTCTATGAATTTTTTGTTTTTCAGCATTAAACATTTCTCTACCATCCCATTTAAAGCCATTTCCTTCACATATTAAAATGTCTAACGGTTTAATATCTTTAGATTTAACCTCAATAAAAAGGTGATTATATTTTTTATCCTGTGAATACAATTTATATTCCTTTTTATTTAAAGCTATTTTATCTAATTTTAAATTATTAGTCAAATATAATTTGTTAGATAAGTAAGTTTCTTTACCAAAAATATTAAAAACATTATTCTCTAACGTAACTTCTTTAATATTATCTTTAATTATTTCAACATTGTTTTTACGTTTAATTTTTTCAACAAGCTCTTCTATAAACAAATTAGAACCCAAATTAATGTGATAAAGTGAATAATCTGTATATTTTTTATCCTCTATTGTTTTAACATTTTTAAGCGGCCCTTTTATTTGAAATTTACTATCAACTTTTTTTAAGTCCTCATTAATGACAGAAATATATTTTTTATGTTCATTACTTACCCATTGTAAATGTACTCTAGCATCTGATATTTGCCATGCCCCACCTAAATCATCTTTCATATCTATTATACAAAGATTTAAACCTTTGTAAGAATTAATATAACAGTCTAATAGAAATGAAATATTTGAAGAAACATATGCTATATCAAATTTTTTCATTTTATAAATTTATTTCGTATCATACACCCAAAAGGGTTGAAGTGGCATCCAGCTAACGGCTAAACTGTGTCTAGTAACTTTACTCCTTACGCTAGAATCAAACGGTTTATATGAAATTATAGAAACATTAGGGTTTTTTGCAATTATATCATTTACTATTTTCGCATTTTCATTTGTATCAAAACAGCAGTTGCTTAACCATATTAAATCAGTATCTTTAAATGAAAATTTATATAAATCATCTACTTTTAATTCTATATTAGATAGTTTATGTTTTTTAATTAAAGAATTTCCAAATTCAATTCTACCATAGTGTATGTCTATACCTAGAGAGGGTATATTTGGATATATTTCATTCCAGTAAAAATTCATCCAACCTATACTTGTTCCAACAACTACAAATCTACTAGGTTTTTTATTAACTGATTTTATTAATGCTAAAGCTGTTTCATATGGAGTAGAACCATATGTAAATACTGATTCGCTAACGCCTATTTCCTTAGATATTTCCTTAGATATTTCTTTATCTTTTCCAAATCTATCATATTCTTTTAAATCCTTAAGTAGTTCTTTGTTTTTCATATATTTATTTATAAGGCAGCTGCATGTTGATATTTACATTTAACACACAGTTGATAAAATAGGCATTAATATATAATAATAAATATTAATTTTATGAAATGGCAAGGATACACATGGAAAGTTGGAGAGAGATGGGGTCTTATGCACCCTGGAAAACCAGAATGTTGGTATGATAAATCGGCTGTTGAAATACAAGGAGAGGATCTAATATTAAAAACTCATTACAACCCAAAGGAAATAGACGGTGTTACTTCACCATATGGGGTAGGGCTAATTCACTGTACTGAAAAATTTGGATATGGTAGATTTGACATAGATATTAAATTACCAAAAGGACCTTATTTATGGCCGGCTTTTTGGATGTGGGCATGGGAAAGTTGGCCACCTGAAATAGACGTATTTGAAGGGTATTCAAATAAAAAATCAAGCTATTTTAATTGGAATATAGACGCATTATGGGGAAATTTTTTTAAAGTACAAACAAATGTGCATCTAGGAAAAGAGCCACATAATTATAGTATAGGTGCTGAAAACCACTGGCTAGGTTGGAAATGCCCTAGCAAAGATTTTCACAAATATAGTTTAGAATGGAAAGAAAACGAAATTAAAATATACTTTGATAATAAATTAGTAAGAGATATAACTGATAATTTTACAGTATCTCATTTACGTGGAAAAACTTTAAATGTAATTATAAACAACAGTATAAAAAAAGAACACGCTAGTTTAAAAAGCACAGACCATGTATCAGAAATGATTTGCAAAAATTTTAAGTATACCCCTTATGATAAAAAATGAAATTAACGTAAGTATTATAATGCAATCTTATTTAGGGGATTACCCTGAATCTAGAAAAAACCCAAAATCAAAATTCATAAGAGCAGTGTACTCTGTAATATTGCAAACCATAGAAAATTGGGAACTCATAATAGTCTCCGATGGATGCACCATAACTGAACAAATATACAATACGTATTTTAAACACTACAAAGATATTAGATTAATTAAAATACCTAAATCTGATGAAACACTTATGAATTCAAATGGCAATTATAAACGAGGATTACCAAAGCAAAAAGGGGTAGAAAATGCAAAGGGAGATTGGATAATGTATCTAGATTCAGATGATTATATTTTAAAAAATTCTATTTTCAAGTTATGTAATATGATAAAAAAAATATCAGATTTTCCTAAAAAAGAAAGTTCATTAGATATACGCTATATTATAAATAACAGCTTAGTATATAATTATAAAAAATATGATAATATTTCTAACGGAGAAAAACCTGAAGGATCAATAATAAAACAAAAGAGAGGAGAGCCATTTAAAATAAACGGATTACCTGATATGTGGATTTCTTTAAAAGACGTAATAAAGGGTTCAAGTAAAGATGTCGTATCTGCTTCAACCGCAAATATTATACATAAAAGAGGATACCCTAAATGGGAATGGTGCGATACTAATTCACAAAATAAGTTTGAAGATTTTGAATACATATCTAGGATAGCTACTGAAAATGAAATTAAACATGTAATGTATATTAGCTTTCCATTTTATGTAAAATGTTTTGAAAAAAATAATTATGATTTTTAATTTAGTATTTATATACAAGATAGATAAAACAAAAAGATGGTAATTTACATAGACATAGACGATACTATATGCAGGCTAGCTGAGCCTATGAGATATGATACAGCGTACCCTATACCTGAAGCTATAGATAAAGTTAATACGTTATATGATAAGGGCAATACTATAATAATGTGGACAGCAAGGGGCACTGTTAGTGGTATTGACCATAGAAACATTACCATGTATCAATTAAATAAATGGGGTTTAAAATTCCATGAATTAAAAATGGGAAAACCCGCCTATGATCTATTCATAGATGATAAAAATATGAATTCTTACGACTGGTTAAATGAAAAATAAAGTATTACTTATTGGCAATGGTCCTTCTATTGATAGAATAGACTTTACCAGAATTTCACAAAATGTAATAACAGTAGGAACCAATAGGGCCTGGATGAAGCTTATACCTAATTATTTGTTTTTTAATGATCCTAAAATATTTCAAGAATTAGATAATTGCCCAAGGGAATTAGAGCAACTTAAAAAACACACTAAAATAGTATCAAGCGATTGGCTTGAAAAACAATGTGTTAGGAATAGAATAGCTATGCCTGACTATATTGAGCTATACCCTAGACCAAATAAAAAAAAATTCCCTGATTGCGTAACAACGGCTATCGATATTTTAGAAAGAAATACATTTAGTAAAAAGGATACTACTTTTTATATTTCAGGTGTTAGTTTAGCGTGGAAAACACCTAGTCACTTTTGGAAAAAAAATAGGATAGAAGGCATAGGTAATGACGCTGATAAAAAGTGGTACGATTCTAGATTTTCTAGAATACTAAATAATTTTAGAGTTTTACAGACGCGAGGATTTAACGTAGTCTCTGTTACTCCTAATTCTAGAATAAATAAGTATTTTCCATATGAACATATTAGTAATCTTTATCGTTAAGGAGTCACCTTAGTTGTTTTAGATAAAAAAGTTTGTTGTATTTGAGTTATAGAAGCAGTGGTTGCCCCTGGGGTTGGAGGCCATTTAGTGTCTATAACAGCGGCCATTGTAGAAAGAGCAGTTACAAGTGAAGTACCTAAAACTGCAGGTTGTGCAAGTGATTTATTTGGTCCTAACACAACGTTTTTTCCATTTACATGTATATCGTTTGAGTTAAGTTCTATCTTAGTATTTGAAGATAGGCTTATTTTACTATCTGCTATTACTTCTATTTCTGATCCTTTTAATGTAATAATTGATTGTGTTTGATCGTGCTCTATTTCAATCTTTTTATCCTGACCTATATTTATTCTAGATCCTTTTAGTTGCATGGTTATTCCTTTTTCCTTAGTAAACCATACTTTTAATTCTTCATCTCCATCAAATAATAAAAAATGAGATCCATGATATTCACCTTCTTTTTGTAATTCTTCTTTTATGTCATCTGCTAATTCCTGTACTGCATAATATTCAGGGGAATATATGTTTCCATTATCAAATCTAACGGCTACAACTGCTCCGTCCTTGGGTATAGATATGGCGCCTGCTTTTCCATCTTTACCAAAATATAATGATTTTTGTTTTGGATAAGCCCAAGGTAAATCTTCTATAGGTATTTTTTCTCCATGTATACCAAATACTCTAACCTTGCATTTTCCTTCTAAATCAGGGTCTCTAGAATCTTCAACTGTTCCTAAGAATTGTTTATTAATTAATTCTTTCTCCATGTATTATTCTACAATTTATTTTAAAGAGGTTTTTTTGGAACCGCAGTATTTCTAGGCGCTACTCTTCCTTCTTGATAATCATAACCAACACTATTGCTTAATCCAAAATTGCCCTGATCAACAAGCTGTGTTAATTCTTGAACCCCTTGATTTATTAATTTATTAGGCGTATTTAGAACAGATGATATTCCTTCAGAAGCTTTTGCACCAACTGTACTTATTTTATTTCCAACGATCGGTAACCCTGTTAAGAAACTAGTTGCTGAATCTAAATTATTACCTAGACTGGCGCTATCCCATGTATTACTTCCTCTCATTCTGGCACTGGTTGCGTCATCATATGTTACGCTACCTGATGAATAATGATTTTCTTCTTCCATCCACCCTATCTTTATTGTAAATTGGCTTGTTTCCATATCTCCTCCTGATATTTCCATAGTTCCTTTACCTGGGAATGAATCGCTAAAATCAAATTCACACTGTCTACATTTAAATTTTAAATATCCAAAATTATCTAAAACATTTCCTATAGCGTTACCTGCTCCAGCAAGTCCTGCTAAATTCGGTCCTCCTATGTTAATGCCAGTTCCTAAATTAATTAAAGAAGGTAATGTATTTCTTAAGTTTCTAAATTCCGCAACATATATGTCCATTGAAAACCATCTTAGATTATCTGGAACTCGTTCTCTCATGTATTGTTTATCATATATTGAATTTCTATAAAGGTCTGCGAGTTCCGCCATTCTTAAATCAACCGCTTCTAATGTTTCTACTGTTATTTCACCCCCTTTCATAGGCTCATCCATGTTAGTTGCTTTTTTCCAAATAGCATCTAACCCTCTTACTTTTTGAAAATACCAAGGGGTATCGTCTCTTAAATATTTTAGTAACTTATTAAAAACAGATAGTTGATTTGCTTTGTCGGTATGACCTCTTTGAATAAGATAATTTATAGCACTTTGACTTTTACCTTCTTTGACATTAAATAGAGGGCTTATTGCTAAAAAGTCATCACCCCTATACATATCATCGAACGTAAAATCTAGAGAGAAAGTTAAATAAGTAGGTTCGTCAAATTGATCTCTTACTATTCCTTTTCTAAAGTTACTTAAGTGTCTTTCCGTATTTAAAAAATTTACTGGCATATATTAATATTTATTTCTTTGGATTTTTAATCCAATCACGTTTAGATAGCAGTAATTCTGTTTTAAAAACGCCACCTTTTTCATATATATGTTTATTTCCGGTAGAATAATATATACCCGAAAGAAACTCATTAAATGCAAACTTTTCTTGAAATGCTACATCTTCTTTATTATCATCTGATTTTTCTTCCCATGTTTTATAGTATGCGTTATCAATATCAGTTTCATAGATTCCAACAGGGACTCTCATTCCTCTAGTTGTATTAAAATTAATACCTTTTGTAGTAGCCACCATTTTAATCTTATTTAATTCTGAATGATTATGTGAATTAATAGCTTCAGCCGCTACGAAATTTTGATGAACATTTGAATATTGTATATTTACCCAATATCTAGATTCTGTGTTTTTTAAACTTTCATTTGTTGGTGAAAGATCTGTTTTTCTTTTTGATTCTAATTTAGTTTTAATAGGTTTTACATAAAAATCAACCAGTTTATCCATAGGGTCTTCTTCTTCAAGATATGTATCATAATAATATACTCTTTTTTTAAATCCTTCATTTACTAGTATCTCTCCATTCTCTGTTATTAAGTGCTTTTCTTTTATTATGTTTGCGCCCTGTAATGGCTTAGGGCTTTCTATTAACCCCTGTGGAAGAGCTTCCATTTGCTTAGTTGCTTCTACTTGTATATCCTTTGATATATTATAATCCTGAGATCCTGTAAATATAGTATTATCAAATTCACCATCTTGTTCAAGTTGTATATTAGTTTCAACATAATTTAAATGGTAATACTTGTCTATAAATACATGAAAAAAACTATCGTCATTCTGATAAGAGTATTTAGCAACATGATTTATAAAGTCTTTAGAATTACAGTTTGGATTTATCCAATTCATAGAATCGCTTGGAGTTGTTTCATTTGCCTGAAATCCTAATCCAAGTTCTTCACATACTTTATAAAGGCAATCTTTAGATGTCATTCCGGGGTAGCTTTTAGATACGTTAGTATATAATTCAGGTATAAACAATTCACCTATTATTATTTTAGTGGTTCCCCCTTTAATGCTAGTTATAATGTAATCATTTCTAATAGGTTTCATCTTTTCATGAGTAGATTTAACATATAGGCTTAATATTGGATTTTTATTAGGAAACTGAACTGGTGAAAACCACCCTTTTGAATCTTCATATATTACCTTTATCCTAGGTAAAAAGCCAGTTTCATCAATTACAACTGTTTCTATGTCTTTTATATCAAAATCAAAATCATTTATTTGAATCATTGGGGAATTATTACCCATGGTTTCTTTGTTATTACTAGAACTAGGAGCCGCTTGATAATGTTTTTCTTGAGGGCCTCCTCCTTTTCCTGTATTGTTCCACACGGCCATTTCTTTTAGAGGAATATTTGGACTAAGTGAAGCTTTTAATACATGCTTAAACGCCATTATCCAAAAAGGTTATTTTTTATTAATGCTTTTTTAAGATTGGCTCTAGATATTGGTTCTGGACAGTCTTCTCTATTTACAGAAGTAACGTCTTCTCCAAATACAAGTTTTCCATTTTTAATTTTAATGTTCTTATCTCCTTTTTTATTTACGTTACTTGGTAACACTTCGCCTCCTTTATTTTGTTTTTTAAGAAGGTCAAGTCTATTTTTATCTTTATCTGTTTTTGGATCAACAAATATTGATTCAGTTTCGTCTACTTGTACGTCCCCTATGTCTTTTATTACCGAAGGAGTTTCTACTATTTTAGCCAGGTCATCTGCATTTGGCGCATATAGAATTTGACCTACATATAATGAAAATGGGTTTGAAACTGCATTGTACTTTAACAATAAGTCTAGCATGCTTTGGTCGTTGTATAGAGCAACAGCAATAAGATCAGGTCTCATAACAGTGTCTTCATCGACTATAACCCTACTAGATGATCTTAATTCATCTTTACGATCAATGTTTATAGAACCCCTGGTTATGTCTGGTAAAACATCTCCGTTTTCTTTAGTAACACTGTACTTATTTAATAATGTTTTTAAAGTAATCATTATGTAGCTGACATTTTTATGTAATCCTTTAAAAGAGAGGAATTTCCAAAAATAGAACCATAGTGATTACCTACTCTTCCGGCATATGGGTTACTGTCATCACCTTTAAGAGGATCGGCTTTATACTCTGCTTCTTTTTCTTGTAAATTATATTCACTAACGCCTGTGTTAGCGCCTCCGCTTCCCCTAATTACGCCTACTTTAACATTACCCTCTGCTCCTTCCATATTGGTTAGATTACTAGGCTCTCCTCCGAATGTATTTTTAGTAGAACTTGGAGCAACAACTTTGCTGAATGATAAAGGTCCTCCACCTAGGTTAAATATACTCTCTATATCTTGCTTGGCTCTAGGTCTTCCATGAGTAAGGGTAACTGTAAAGTCAACTGATTTAGGAAAATCATCTGCCCCTAGTTCGTTACTAAATTTCATATCACAGGCTGTGCATATTAGGTTACCCATAGCTGCCATTGGGTCCATTGGGTTACCTACTGTCATATGCCATTCTCCAACAGGCCGGCCTTCTAGCAGAGACCTATATGAAAGAGGGGCTTGCATAAGAGATTCAGCCCTACCTGCCATTACTGCGTTTGTTAAATCCATACCCGTTTGAGTTAAAGTTTTACCATCTGCTTTTCTATATTTTAATGGGGTTTCTTTTCTTGTTGGTGGCTTTCCACCAGTTGTTTTTTCAAGAGCGTCAGATACTTGATTTAATAATTGAGCAGTTGCTCCAGATGCGCTTTTCATCCATTCATTAAGGGTTAATATTACACCTTCTACTATTTTACCCTGTTCTATTAATGCACTACCTGCACTTGAAATAGTCACCCCTGGATTCTTAAAGTATCGATATCCTCCTCCCCAAAAAGGAGCAGTGTTATATGTAAGACTCAATATATTTGTCATTAAATCTAAAAATGCAACCCTTGGGTTAACAAAATTAAATGATCTTAAAGTATAACTGAATTTAAGCTTAATAGGAGCATCAAACATAGTTGTTCCCATTCCTCTTTTTCTCATTCTAGTTGAATTTACAACATTCACAGGTCCTAGTACCCTGTTCCAGTACGGGCCATCCGGACCATATGCTTTTCTAATATAGTCTTGTAATTCTTTATCATATCCAGCTACTTCAAGAGCACCTTGGTTCCCCTTTTGAGAAGCTATCGCGGCTCTAATTAAAGCCTGTTTATCTCCTTTTTCAATACCTGCTGCTGCTATTACATCGTCTACAAGTATTTCATTTCCGTCAATCTCATTAACCTCTGCGGTTTTCTTCTCCCATGGAACGTCCCAGCTAATTGGTAATACGTTATTTATATCGTTACCTGTTCCAGTTCCATAATAGGTAAGGGCCTGTGCAAGTGGAACGTTAACAACCTCTTCAGCTGCGGCATTGAATTGTCTTAGGCTATCTTCAACCGGTCCCGGATATCTTCTAAGCGCAATTAATCTATTATTTGGTATTTTACCATAGTGTGTACAAAATATAAAATCATTGTATGCAAATGGAGTAGGTCCTAATACTTTAAAATTACTATCGTCTCTAAAATTTTCTATTATTTGAGCAGCGGTTGGGTTTCTCTGTGTTTTTTGGTATTCTCCAACATTAAAGTCTTTAAGATCATCTTCTTTTGAAATAGGAACATTACTAATGTAATTAAAAGCTTGACTAAATACGTTTTGGTCTTTAGGAGCCGTTAAACCTTCACTTGCTCCATAAAGGTGAGTATCTGAATGCTTTTTTAAATCATATGCACCCTGTGCTAAACCAAATTTTCTAAATCTAAATACGTTAAATGGGTTAAACCTAGAGGGAGCCGCTTTTACTGTTTCCTCCTGTGTATTTGGAATACGTGCAGTTTCATCTTTTTGTAAATCTACTTCTTGCATTTCAAGTAAAGCATCGCCGGCTGCACCGTTACCTCCTGTTCTAAATGGATCAGTTGCTTTTCCCCCTAAAATGTTCTTTATATTTAAATTTTCTAGACCATTGCCTTTGCCTATGTTCAAACCTGGAAACCTACCTTCTCCCATTTTTAGAAAATAATCTTTTTTATTATATATCTAACAAGAAAATAAAAATGAAGTTTTAAATTTTATATACGATATTTCTCGTCTACTGTAATTTGATCCCTAGTAGCGTTTAACAACTGGCCTATTGAAGAATCTCCGCCTGGTCTTACAACAGTAAATGTTACGGAATTGTTATTAGGCATATCTACAACTCTACCTACTGATTTAAACTGAGGACAGCTTTGGTTTACATTTCTAACCATATCACCTATTGATATGTCCTGATTAATACTACAATCACAATTTCCATTTTCATCGCCGCAATTCCCACAATTTCCTTTACAGCCGCAATCTTCTGGAAATTTAGAACAACTAGGACATGTATCCTGTTTAGTTGGTAGAGAATTAGCTATTTTACTAAATAATTCTATAGGAGCTATTTCTACACTAGCTTCATTTCCAATACAGCCGCAATTTTCTTTTAGATATTTGTTGTAATTTTTAACCATTACTTTCTTCGCTTTTTACAGGCTCACTTTTTTTAAATATTTTAGTCGCAGTAGATACGCCTAGCATGGTTCCAGAAAATATTAACATTGAATTAAATAATCCTTCGTTTACTGTAAACCAATGAAAACCATCTCCTAAAAATGCTAAACATACTAAAACACCTGAAATTATACCTAATGTCTTTTTAGATGAATATTTTCCATCATTTTTGTCTTCTGTAAAAATATCTTTAACGTATTGCATATTTAAAAGGATTTATTTTTATTTATAAATGTGTCAAATGATATAATAGCATTTGTAGTCTTTTTAGATTTCTTTTTCTTCTTCTTTTTTCTTTTCTTTCTTTTTAGAGGCTTACCCGGTCCTAGTTTAGAAAACATATCCATTCCACCTGCGAGTGACTGAGGTGTATCGAAAGATGTACCTGGAGATCCTCCAGAATCTATAGGTGCTATCATATCTTCTTTCAATTCTAAATTAAGAGTATTTCCTACTCTTCTAGATGCTAGGTCTACTCTATTCTTAGCCTTATCTCCACCTAATGCCCCTGCTATAGATTTAGAAATATTAGTAATTCCTTGAAGAATAGCTTTATTTTGTTGCTTATTTGCGCTTGCCCTACCTTGATCGACGTAACTTTTTTGCCATCCCATTATACCAGATAAACCTTTCATAGCTTCTTTAAATTTGCTAAATTTAGAATTAGCAACTATATCTTTATTAGAAATAGGAATGTTAACTGTTTTATAAAGAGGTATTTTTACTTCTCTTTTTATTTTTAATCCAGCAAAATCTGACATATTTATTTTTCTAGCTAAATTTTTATTTCTTATATAGGCAGCTTTATCTAGATATATGGTATTGACTAATCTTTTTAATTTGTCTTTATCTTTTTTAATTGTTATGTATGTATCTATCATATAATCTAAAAAATATTTAGTAGATTCTAAGTATGCTATTTGATGTTTAACATCGGTGCTTTCTTTTTCCAAATAAGACATGTCTTCGCCTAAATCAATGGCTCGGCGCTGTATTATATTTAAAAGAACATCGTTATATGAAGACTTTATATTAAGAACATTACTAAAAAATCCGCCTGGTTTAATTATAATACCATCTCTTTCCTCTGGTATATATGAATTTTTTAATTTAGATATAGTTTCTTTTATAAAAGACCTTTGACTTCTTGTTTCTTGGGGTTTTTTAATTTCTTCTTTTTTCTTTACTTTTTCTATTTCGTCTTGTACGTTTAATTCTTTTCCATTGATATTTATGTTAATTACTGATATTCCACTTTCATCAAATGTGTTTTCTATGTCATCAATAATCATTTCATTATCTTCCTCAATATTCTTATCTACTCTTTTATTAAGATGGCTTATTACTTTTTTAGCTAATTTTTTATAGGCAGAAATAGCCTTTTCAATGAAAGAATTTTTTTCAGCTAATTTTTTTGTTTTTTCAGCGTTTGAATTTTCGTCTAATTCTTTATCTGAATTTATTTTGTATATTTCAGTTAATTTATTAGCCCTATCTATTTCAAGGTTTAGATTAGTAACTGCTGTTATAAATTCACTGTTTGATTTTTCCCTCTCTTTATCTTTATCGCTGTATAAATTTTTAGATATTTTATTTAAAGACTTACTTATACTATTAATCTTTTTAGATTTATTTTCTTTATACTTAGAAAAATAGTCTATTTTTTTAGAGTCTGAAAAAATTTTAATTACATCATCTACTTTTTCTTCATCTTTTCTATTTAATATTTCGTATGAAATGTCGTCTAGTATAGAATCTATAATAATTTCATCTTCGTTTCCTCCTACTTCGTCCTCTAATCTTTTACCTATAGATTCTATGTCTTTATCTATGGTTTCTTTGGTTTCCTCTAAAAGTTTATTTGAAAAGTTAAAACCCTTTATTTTATTCAGGAAATTCATTTATAATAAAATAGCTTTTTATTATTTATATTAGAAAAGTATTAAATAATTATTTTTCTACTCTTTCAAACATTCCATCTAAGATCTTGTATATTGCATCAATAGATCCATATGAATCTATTCCTATTTTACCTGAATATTTATTTACTAATTTCATTAAATCTCTTTCTAATGAGTGCATATTTAGTTCTTCTGAATTTTTTTCAGTCCACCAATCTTCATTGCTTTCTTTTCCAAGATTATCAAGTATATCATCTGTCCATTCATCTTCATTTAATGATTCTGATACACCTCCTGCTTTTTTGTATTGATCAAAGTTCATAACCCACATGTTTCTAGATTTATTCTTTTGCATATAGCCATATATAGAATCATCAGTATCGTCTGGATGCTGAAGGACTGCATTTTTTAGCTTTTCAGGCGCGCCTTTGCCCATTCTATTGTCAAAATACTTTTTATAGTTTCTTTGACTACTGTTCTTCTTTGATTTCTTTTTCATTTTCTGAGATATTAGATTCTTTATTATTTATCTCAGAAATAGTTTCTTTTTTAGATTCATTTAATTGATCTATTTCTTTTTTTAAATTATAAAAATTAGAAACTACTGAATCTGGTACAAGTCTTTTAAACTCCTTGTACTTTTCATCTTTTATAATATTTCTTATTTCAGATGAAGATTGAAATTTAGGTATTTCAACTAGCTTAAAATCCTTATTTAAGTCAAGTGAAACGTCTCTCTTTTTTAAATACCCTAATTGAATAGCGTATCTATTTAGTCTATTTTTATTAGTGCCCCATAATATAGGTACATAAGATGGTTTTAAAGAACCTATAATTTCTTCTATTCCACCTGTTTTTAATATAATTGCCTTTTCAATAAAGCTTCCATATTCTTGTTCAACGTCATTTAGCATTTTTTTAATAGATGCTTCTGAAAATGGATTATTCTTATTTTTTTCATTTTTAACAACTGCTATTAATACTACTGGAAAATTGTTTTTAGATTTTAATTTTTCGGCAGCTTTTATATGCCCTAAGTGTATAGGTTGAAAATCGCCTATTAGCAGATTTACTTTTTTAGGCTTAGCTATTGATCTTTTTTCTTTTGAAAAACCTTGAATTGTCATTGGTTCAAACTCTCCTGATTCGCCTACATACTCGTTAAACGTTGGAAAAAACCCTTCAAAAACCTTTTCTTTCAACAAAATCTTTTTTATCTTATCAACCTGTATATTTAGTTGCTTTAATAGATTACTATCAAATAGGTTAGAATTTACTTTTTTTCTTTTTTTTCTAAAAAAGTTTAATAGGATTTTATAAATTTCTTTATTTGTATCGCTTTCTTTTATTAAATCTATAATATATGGATCATTTATCATGTCCATATTTAGATCAAATTCATCACTATCTAGAAACTCAGGTTTATTTAATTGTATTCCTTCGTATTTGTCTTTATACTTATCTATAAATTCTCTAAATACTCTATTTACAAATTTAACATATCTTTCTTGAAATGAATCTCCTACTATTTTCCAACTATTGATTGTTTTTAGGTCATACATTTCTATAAAATTCATTAAATCTATTACAATTAACCATGTATAATCTTGAGATTTATTTTCTTCTCTTTTTACCTCTTGGGTACTCATTTTATTTTGAAATATAGGGTCTATTAATTTAGCAAGAAAAGATTTTGAACTAGGATTTTCTCTATCCCCTTCGTAAAATCTAAACACTAATCCGTTTATATCTCTAACTATGCTATTTTCTAAAAAACTTTCTTTAAAATCTTTATTTAAAATAGATATAACGTATTTTATAAAAGATCTCGTTTTAAATTTTTCTAATAGTTCTTCAGCAGGGCTGTATATAAAATCCATGATTTCAACTTTTTGATCATCGTTTAATTTTCCTTCAAAAACTATAGTTGGTCCATCTATTTCTAAAAAATTAGCCCATTCATCTAGTATATGTTTATCTTGTATTGTTTTTATTACCCCACCTTCTTCGTCTAATTCGTGTATAAAATTAAGTAATAATCCATTTTTCGGTAATCTTCCATAATCTTCTACATTTGATGAGGTATTAGATATGTATTCTAAACCAAAATACATATTCGATGGAATTTTTTGAATCTTGTCTTTTTCTAAATTTTTAATATGGTTAATAGGATCGTTATAAAATTTTGATAAGACCCTATCTATGTAACCTATTTCGTTTCTCTTATTAAAGAATTTAAATTCGTCATTTTCTCTGTCTTTTTTAAATCCTAGAAAACTTCCATTTACTTTTTCATTAACTATAAGGTACTCATTAAATAATTTATTTAAGAAGTCTTCTCCCATTTTATCATGGACTTCTTTTAAGTGTCTTATTCCTGCCATACTTGTTTTTTAAGTAATTTATATTTTAAAATTCATCTTCAGATTCTTCTGATTCTTTCTCTTTTGTTTTATCATTAGAAGTTCCAGATGATAGTTTCATACCAAATTTTCTAGAAGAGGCGCTATCTAATGATATTGAAAAACTTTTAAATTCATCTGCGTCCTCTGGATTTGTTTGAACATAATCTCTAACCTTTATCATGTCTATTTTTCCATACTTAGCCTTATCTTCATGAAATAATCCATCTGCTTCTTCCATTTTATCTTCAAGTTCTTGTGAAGCATTAAAGTCTCCTTTAAAAGTAATAGACCAGCAGTAGAATTTAACATCTTCTTTTCTCTTATTATAGTAATGAGTGATATCTTTTATTCTTTGAATAGCGTCACCTGGAGACTTATAGGAAGTAGATTGGCCTAAATTATCAGAGGGTACTCCAAATTGTACATCGTTAGGCAATACATCCATTACTGCCTCTATTTTTTTAATAATATTTTCAGAAGAAATACCTTTTAAAGAAGATTTCTTTTTTTCAAATATAAAATCGCTATATTTGGTTACTAAATTTTTCATTGAATAAACACTATTTTAGTTTATTTATATTAATTTTTTTACTAAATATGTTCATCATAACAGCTTCGCTTAAAAAGTCCCTATAGTTAATCATCTCATTATATGAATTATTTCGCTTATCACATTCTAAATTTTCCATATTATCTTCGAATACTTTGTCAAATAAAAAATTTTCTTTTATATTATTTGTAAAAGTATCGAATATATCACTGTGCGCTCTTATTTCTTTACTTTCAGATATTATTCTAATTACATGACAATTTTCATATAAAGAGCTATCTAATAGTTTAGATAATTCTTTATTAAGCCTACTTCTATCCATTCTATTTCTTAAAATAGACCACACATATGCTGAAAATATTCCTCTATCAAATACTATTATTTTATCTTTTAAAACGGTTTTATGTAACTCTAGAATAGTAAGTGTATTAGATAGCGTAAAATAGTGAAAAGAGTCCTTTGGTTCCATGTCTTCAAATCCCATGTTTTTCATATGAGATACGTGTTCATATTTGTAAAATAATACGTTATCGCCCCACTCGTTTGACTTTAAATAATTTATCATATGAGTTTTGCCGGACCCTTGTGATCCTTCTATAATTACTATCATTATTGCTTTATTTTATAACTGTACCATTATACTATATGTTTTACAAATAAATAAAAAAAAGTTTTATATAATACAGCATGCAAAAGTACATAAAAGTTTTTGAAGAGTTTGATGATCTTGAAATGAAAGACATACAATCAAGTTCTAATGCTAACTGGAATTCTATAAGAGATTGTATACAGTCTCTTGGAAATTTTACAATAATAAATTTCAAGGATAGGGAAGGCTATCTTAATTTTTTAAATACCTGTAAGGATAATTGCGTAAAACAATCGTATTATAATGGTTTTGGAAAAGGAACTAGAAAATGCCCATCACTATTCATTAATAAATGTTTAAAAATAGAAAAAGAGGATTTTGAAAAGTATGATTTAATAAATTACTTAATAGGTAGAAAAGATAAACCTAATATACATGTTAAAACCAAAGACGAATCTAATATAATAGGGAATGAAATAGTTTCAACTCTTTCTCAAGATGAAGTTTTTCCAGAAGATCACTTTAAAGTAGGATCAACTTACTATAAATTTATAAACTTTTTTTCCTAAAACAGTATAATATTAAAACAATTTTATAAACATGAGTGAAGAAAATAAATTAAAACCAGGCTTTTCAGGTATGGATTTTTCAGGCGAATCTAAGCTTTTTCACAAGATGCCCGATTACAAATCAAGGACTGTTAAAAAAAGAACAATAAATGAACTTAGGCAAACTAAAGATTCGGTTTACAAACACCCTGTTAAAGAAAAAACTTCATACGAAAAGCTTAGAAGAGAAGCGGAAAATTTTATTAATAAAGAGCATTCAAATTTAAAAGTAAATTTAAATAGTGCCCAGTTCACAGACGTAATAACCGCTCTCGTAGATTACAAAAATAACCATTAAAAAATGCTATTAAAAAAAGGAAGTAAAGGTGAAGAAGTAAAAAAACTTCAAGAGTCATTAAATATTACAATAGATGGAGATTTTGGACCAGCAACAGAATTAGCTGTTATGAGATTTCAAGCCCAACAGGGTTTAGAAACAGACGGTATAGTTGGACCAAAAACGTGGAGTAAAATACAGAGTAGAAATACAAGTATCAAAAACGATAAGGGATACGTATGGATATTAGATAATGGCCATGGTGGTATAATCGATGGTGTATATCAAACAGCCGGTAAAAGATCCCCTGTTTGGGAAGATGGTACACAATTATTTGAGGGAGAATTCAACAGAGCAGTTGTAAAAAGAATAATTAACCTATGTGAAAAAGAAGGCATTGAATGCATTAATTTAGTTGATACAGAAAAAGATTTATCATTAAGATGGAGAACTGATAAAGCAAATGATATATATAGAGAGAGACAACAAAGTGATGGTAAAAAATGTATTTATGTTTCAGTACATGCTAATGGATTTAACAAAGAATCTGCACACGGTTGGTCAGTATATACAACAGTAGGAGAAACTAAATCGGATAAAATTGCACAGGTGTTGCATGAAAAAGCAAAAGCAGAGTTTCCAGATCATAAAATGAGAATGGATACAAGAGATGGTGACGCAGATAAAGAAGCAAATTTCTGGGTATTACGTAAAGTGGTTATGCCATCTATTCTTTCGGAGAACTTTTTTATGACAAATAGAGAAGAGTCTAGATTATTATTAAGCGAAGAAGGTAGAGATAGAATTGCAAAAATTCACTTTGAAATGATTAAAGAAATTGAAAATAAAAAACCGGTTTAAATAATATTTTTATGGAAAATACTACAAAATCCCCTAAAGAAAATATTTCTGATAAGTTTAGAAAAGAGCGTGATAATTACTCTTTAGAAATTCGAAGAAATATTGAAAAGTTAAGCAATATTAAAGATTTTAAAGAGGTTCAGGTTTTTTTCCTAAGCATAAGACAAAGACTTTTAGAAGATAATCACACTTTAATAGATACTCTTTCTAAATTAAAAAAGTCATATAGACAAAAAAGAGGAAAAGAATGGGAAAGTGTTTCTAATCAAAACATGAGATATCAGGGTCATGAAAAAAAGGTTATAGTAGACGGCAAGACTACTGACATGCAAGAAACAGTAGAGATTATAGAAAATCAAATATCTTTTATGGATGGTTCTATAAAAACAGTAGATAATGTTTTATTTGGTTTAAAAACTAGGTTAGACTTAGAAAAGCTATTAGGATAATATATGCTTAAGTTTAAAGTATTCAAAACTAAGAATCTTATAAAACTAATTGAGTGGGATAACGACACTGAAAAAGGTAGACTACGAGATCATTTTACTAAAAAATCAAAGGATGGAGATTTTAATGTACTTGTAGATAGAGGTATATGGGACGGTATGGATAATTTTTTAACAAAAGAAAATGAAATACCAATAGGACTTTGGAAAGAAATATACTCTTTTTCTAAAAAAACAGGGATCTCTTTTAAAATATCCGGGTTAAAAGAAACTTTAAATTTAGAATATAGTAAAGATAATTACACTGAATTTGTAGATAAACTTTTTGATAATGTAATAGATGAACATGGTAACAGTATATATCCAAGAGACTATCAATTTGAAGCAGGTTACAAAGCACTTCAATATAAATATTGTACCCAAGAGCTTGCAACTTCAGCAGGTAAAACCTTAATCTTTTATATCTTTAATTCTTATTTAAAACATGAAGGGATTATCAATAGGCATAATAAAGCCCTAATGATAGTTCCTAATATTTCATTAGTTGGTCAAACCGAAGAAAAATTTAAAATGTATTCTAACGGATTAGTAAATTGGAATATCCTAATGATAGGTGGTAAAAATAAATTCTCAGAAGAGGAATTTAAAGAAGCAGATCTAGTTATATCAACATATCAGAGTTTAATTAATTTTGAAGAAAAAAGTCTTGACTCTCAATTAACCTCGGCTGTTAAAAAGAAATTAAAATTGGAAAAGCTTAAAAAACCTAAAGAAAAAGAACTTGAAAAAGCAGTTAATAAAGTAACTAATCTTAAAGAAAAAATTAAATATTCTAAATCTTTTAGAATGTTTGAATCATATAGTGTAGTTAACGTAGATGAAACTCATAAATCTAGAGGTTCATCTATCTCTAATATCATTTCAGCATGTGAAAACTGGAGATATAAATTAGGGCTATCGGGAACCGCAAAGGTTTCTGAAGAGTATTCTGATTTTTATAAGATACAGGAGAAAGTCGGACCGCTGGTTATGACTCTCTCAGCAAAGCACTTAATAGATCACGGGTACTCTCCTAATGTATCTATTCGTATGGTATACTTAACATATAATAAATCAAACTCGGCAGCTCAAGAATACATTAAAATGAGAAAGAGTTCAGATGAAATTAAACGAATGTACAAGGATAACAAAGAGTATGGTAGAGAAATGCTAACCCTTGAAAAAGGAATTATATTTGAAAGTCAAGAGAGGTTAAACCTAATAAGTGGTATGATACAAAAGTTCGGTAAGAACACTTTGATTCTCTTCTCAGATATTAAAAACGAATATGGTAAGAATATATGTAAGAAACTTCAGGAGTGGAACAGGGACACCTATTACATAGATGGAGGTGTTGAGAGTGAACAACGGGATGAATATAAAGATGCAATGGAAAAAAACGAAGGTGTTATAATAGTTGCTAGTTTTGGAACCTTTGCAACCGGTATTGACCTTAAGAATGTTCATCATATTGTTTTTGCAGAAACCACTAAAGCTGAAATTACAATTAGGCAAGCGATAGGTCGAGGAATGAGAAAGCTTGCAAATAAAAACAAGGTCACCATATGGGACCTTGTCGATAAACTAGATGGATATTCAATTCGTCATTCTGAGGTTAGGGAAAAAATTTACATTGAACAATCGTTTCCTATTAAAAAACATGAAGTTAATCTTTAACCCGCTACCATTGAGTTGATTTTAGCTTCAACTTCTTTTAGTTGTTTGCATAGAGTCTCTAACGTTTGACCTCCGCCTTTAGGAAACATATCACCTCCTTTAATTCTTTTAGCTTTAGCACAGCACTGTTTTATACTATCGCAATATGATTGAATGTCATCGCATTGAGTATCAATAAAGACAGGCTGGTCTTTATTTTCGTTTAATTTTATAAACTGTTCACTATTTTTAATATAATTTTTCATAGTTGTGCTTTTATTTTTTTGGATAACCTTCACAGTATTGATAGCCGTTTTTATGCTTCTTCATAGAACCATCTTTACATGCTTTTTCACAATCTTCTCTAGTTACATCTCCGCATTTTCCATTTTTAGATGTACGCATTAATGATCCACTAGACGAGTATATTTTAAAATCACTGTTACTTGGATCGCTTCCATAACTACAACCTTTTTCTTCGTTGATCTTTTGATATTGGCTAAAATTTTTAATATAATTTTTCATATCTATTTTTCTTTTTTTAATATATTTTTATATATCAAAATATAACATACAAAAAAAGGGAATCTTGTGATTCCCTTTTTAAATATAATTAAACTATTGTAAATTATTTTTGTGATTCCGCAAAGACATTAGCTCTAGTCCAGCTAATTTTAAACGTAATATCATCTATTGCTTTTACTTCATAACCCTTAATCATACATAGGTATGCTTCTTGTATTGATAGATTTTCAAAAGTTATTGATTGATCTCCTCTAGAAGCTGCTTCTAAAATTTTACCAATAATTTCGTCAAAGTTAACCTCTGTTGTTAAAAGATCGATTGCTGGAGGTAGAGTACTATTATTTTCAATTATTTCTCTAACATCTGAATCTAATTTGTCTCTTACTTCCTTTCTTGCATCATTTGCTTCCTCAACAGCCTGTTTTATTTCCTCTATTCTTATTTCAAGTAAATCTTTATTAGTAAGAGATGCTTCTACAATCGCAGCGTATTCTTTCTTAAGTATTTCAAGATCATCTGGCTTATATGGATTATCTTTATTTAAAACTTCTAAAGATTCTTCTATATTTTTATTTACATTAGCCATCTCTGCTTCGTGTTTATCATTTATATTCTGCTGAGCTTCGCTTTTTCCTAATTCTTCAATCTCTTTTTGAATTTTAGCTGCTATTGCTGCCATTTGAATATTAAGCTTGTCATAGATTTCTGTTTCTTCTTTCTCTTCGCCTTTTTCAGCAGGTTTAATTTGCATGCCAGTCACAAAGATTTCCTTATTCATTTTTTGAACATCCTCGGTCAATCTAAATGGAATTGCTTTAATAAACTCTTCCACGACTTCTAATGCGCCTTTTTTCTTTGGTGTAACAATGCTTGCAATTTGACTCTCGGAAAGAAATCCTTCAAAAACTTTTACTAACCATGTTGCTTCAAAGTTTTTCCATATTTCATATATTTTCTTACTAGGGTCTAATTCTCTAAATAGTTTTCCATTAATCCAAGATCTTTGAATTAAATTTTCAAATTCTATCATAAGTTTCTCATGCCTAGCCTCGATAACGTTTTCAATTGCGGCTTTTCTGTTATCTAAAGTTGCGCCTGGAAAATATCTAAATTCTTGTGATTTTAGTGCTGATACTAATTCTTCTCCGTTTTGAATTACTTCATTTGGTGCAGCGCCTGTTTTAACGTATGCTTTAAATGCTGCATTTCCAAAACCTTCTATATTTAAGTCGCTTTCATACACTGGATCATTTGCACATAAATTCCAAGCAAATTCTAATAATTCGAATACTTGAACAGGATATTCCTGAGCATTTTCCAAGTAATCTTTTGCAGTGCTAATTAAATCATCAATATCTTGTATTTGGTCTTCTAAAACTCGAATACCTTCTGAATTATCAGTTAATTCGCCAACTAATCCTCTTGCTTGAAGAGAACTATAATCATCAGGATTATCCCAGTTAGGCCCTGAGATTGGGGGCGGTCCGTATGGAGGACCGTAGGTTAGGCTATCTTGCCATTGACTGAATAAGCCTTTACCTAGCAGTTTCCATTTTAATTTTGCTATAATGTCTCTTGGAAATATCATTGTTTTTTAAATTTTTTATTTTATTTATTTTATAGTCGATGCAGCTTTTTTTAAAAATAAAATTATTTAAAATTACCGTGCTAATTTTTTAATTTTTGTGTAATTTATCTGCTATTTTTTATCTTCCATACTATCAAATATCTGCTCAACTACTTTAATAATAGGATTTCTAACTACGTCTTCTGGGTCTCTTAGTTCAACGCATCCAAAACCTTCTACGTCTTTAAACTTATTTAAAACTATTTCTAGGGAACTGTCTTTTTTATTTCTTATATCCTTTTGTTTGACATCACCCATAATTACCATTTTAGAGTTATCACCTATTCTTGTCATTAGCGTTCTAATATTATCTAATGATATGTTTTGAGCTTCATCTATTAATATAATAGAATTATCTATACTTCTACCCCTAGCAAAAGCAATAGGTACAATTTCTATTACTCCTAATTCTATTAGTTTTTCCATTCTAGTTTTACCAATTAGCTTTCTAATATTGTCAGTAAATGATTCCATTATAGGTGCCATTTTTTCTTTTAAGTCCCCTGGCAAATGTCCTATTTCTTCATTTTTAAGAGGTGTAATGGATTTTACTAGCACTATTCTCTTATATTTAGGCCTTGATTTTATTAGTTTAAGTGCTTCTGAGCAAGATAAAAAAGTTTTTCCAGATCCAGGGAGGCCGCTGCATATAGTTATCATATTTTGTTTTATAGAATTAACTAATACCTTTTGATTGTTAGTTTTGCATTTAGTATTTATAGACATAGTTTGTAAAAATTTATCCTCTTCCACATTTCTACTCCATACAAATTCTTCTACCTCTTGAATTTCGGCTTCTGATAGCCTTTTATTTCTTCTGCTTTTTCTGCTCATATATATATTTAGTGTATTTTTGATGCTATAACAACGCCTAACATTATCTTAGCGTGATGTAATTGAAAATCTAAATATGAATCTATTGTTATTGACTCGTTAACATTTAGTTTTTCATCCTTTAATTTTTTGTCTAATTTATCTATTTTTTTAATAATATCCTTAGATAAATTAACTTCGTTAATTTCTTGTAAACCATTTAGTACGGTTTTAAATGTACCGGCGTCCTCTGCTGGGGATTTAACTTTCTTTAAAAAAGTTTTTGCTTTTCTTATTGATGAAAATTTTATTAACATGTCATCTGAATTTAAACCTTTATCAATACTTTTTCTAATAGAGTCAAGTGATTTAATTTCACTAGATATTCTATTTAAAAATTCAATATCGCTATCATAAAAAGATATAGTAATATCCTTATCTCTAGAAAAATACTTAAAATTGTATAATTCATCATCAAATAATTCACTTAATTTTCCTTCTTTATTGCCCGTTTCTTCTCCTCCAGATATTTCATAGTGATCAAATGGAAAAGATTTTAAAAATGGAAATTTTTTATAAAACATATTTAAAACCTTCTTTAGATTATTTATAAAAGATAATAAATATTTTATAATGAATAAGGAATCTTTATACAAAAAATTAGACTTAGAACAACTTGCAATTAAATTACTTATTAACTCTATATATGGTGCATTTGGAAATAAATGGTTTTACTTCTTTAATGTTGATTTAGCTCAAAGTATAACTTTACAAGGGCAGGACTTGATTAAATTTACAATTAAAGCTGTGAATTATTACTTTAAAGAACGCTGGCATTTAGATAAAGAGCTTCATCAAAAATTAGGTGTAGATAAATATAAAATAGAAAAAATAGAATCAGAGGCAGCTATCTATACTGACACTGACTCTATATATGTAGAGTTTGGTTCAGCTATAAATTCCATAAAAGGATTGCCTGAATTAACAGAGGATCAATACTTAAAATTATGTATTAAAATAGATGAATATAGATTAGCTGAATATTTCAATACTGCTTTTGATAAGTATGGTAAACACTTTAACACTGTTAATCAACAAAATTTTGAATTAGAGAATTTATCCGCAAAAGCAATGTGGCTTAAAAAGAAAAATTATGCACTTAGGGTTTCATATGAGCCTAACTCAAATCAATCTTTATTAAAAGAAAATAATAAAGAATACGAAGTATTCAAAGGTTTAGAAATGATAAAGGGTTCTTATCCAATATGGGCAAGAAATCATTTGTCTAATCTTACAAAAATAATATTAGAAAAAGGAAGGTCTATAAATCCAGAAGAAGACTTAGTTCCTATTTTTGAGTCTATTAAAAAAGAAATGAAATTAAAAACAACTGATGAACTTGCTCAAACATTTAGTTGTAGAGTGTATGACAAATATGTAAAAAATGAAAATAAATTAACACTGCTAAAAGGTATTCCTATTTACGCAAGAGCTGCTGCTTACTATAATCATTTACTTGTAACTAATAACTTAATTGGAAAATACGAAAAAGTAAAAGAAGGAGAAAAAATAAAATACTATTACCCTAAAGAAAATGACAAAGGCTGGGATGTGTTTGCTTATTCGCCTGGAAACTATCCAACTGAAGTAGCTCTACCTCTAGATTATGATAAGCAATTTTTTTCATTAATAGTTGAACCTATCAATAGACAGTTAGTGGCTTTAGGTTTAACAGAATTTAATGTTCATTTAAAGAGAAATATAGAAATGGTTAAAACAGGTTCTAAGAAACCACTGAGCGATGAAGACAAATATCCTCTTTATATAATAAATGAAAAGACATTAGAGTATGAAGAAATACCTGAAAGATTTTGGAATATAATAGGTAACCCTAATGCTGAAATAAAAAACGATGACTTTACAGAATATTTAAGTATAATATCTAAGTATGGGTTAAATACAAAGGTTGTTCCAAATTCTAAATTACATCAATTTAGAAAAAGAACAGCAAAAAGATTAAAAATAGAATTAGAAGAGTATTCCCAAGAAGAAAAACCTCAAGTAGAACTTAAATTTTAATAGATGATAATCGATTTAGATACTAATACTACTCTCCCTAATTTCTTAAAAGATTTAGTTTCAAACCGTTTTCCAAACGACTCAATAAAACAAGAAATAGATTTTTCAAATCCTAAAAAAATAAACCTAGCATGTCCTATATGCGGTGATTCTGAAAAAAAGAAATCTAAAAAAAGAGGAAACATATACTTAGAAAGTAAAACTTATAAATGCTATAATGATGGTTGTATGATATTTATGACCCTGGATAAATTTATAGCTAAATATTGTCAGGAATATAGTCTAATGCCACCTGATATGTTTGTTAAAGGAGAACTAGAAGCTAATGTAAAATCTAGAAAAAAATTATCTCTTCTTAATTTTTTAATAAACGACAATCTAAAAGAGAAATTATTAGACATAGATTATTTTACACATAGGTTTTCTTTAACTAGAATAAAAAAATCAAAAAATTCTAATTGTAAAGGTTATGCAAAAGCTAGAAAACTAGATATATGTAATTCTTTTTTAGAATGTTGTTATGAAGATTCTAAATCAGAAAAAATATTCATCTTTAACAAGGATGATGTATCTAATAAGATATTAGGGTATTCGGTTAGGGCAATAGATGATAATTATAGAGGCCCTAAATACAAAATGATGAATTATTCCGAAATAGATAAGGATATTTCCAGGTTATTTATGTCCAAAGATCAGTTAAATGAAATAGATTCATTAAACAATATATTTAATATTCTTAATGTAGATTTTAAAAAAATTATAACTATTTGTGAAGGGCAGTTTGATTCTATGTTTCTATATAATGGAATAGCCTCAACTGGTACTGGAAAAATTAAAGAAACAATCTCAATGTTATCTGAAGAAACTAAATTTAGAATATTGTTTGACAATGATAAAGCAGGTAAAAATCAATCAATAAAACTTTTACAGGATGGATATACGGTTTTTATGTGGTCAAAATTAATAAAAGATTTAAAGAAAGATTTTCCTCATGAATTAATAGACATTAAAAAAATAAATGATGTAAATTCATTATATGTTTTTTTAAGCTCAATAAATGGTCCAATGTTTAATATTAAAGAGTTTAATAGCACTTTAAATGCTTATTTTACAAATTCAATGTTTGACATACTGTATTTGTAAATAAATAAAAAAAATAATACTAATTATTAAAATGGAAAAATTAATAAAAACATTAGCTGAGTTTAAAAATCACGGTCTAAAGAACCCAGAAAAAGCGGACCTTGATAAAAACAATGAATTATCTTCTTATGAAATAAAAAGAGGAAAAGCAATAGAAGACACTATGGGAGAAGGTCCAAGCGAGGATGAAGAAACAGTTAGTGAACTAAATTTAGCTGAAGATATAATAGAAGATTTAGTAGATGCAGTTGGTTCTGAAGAAGATGTTGAAAGAGCAGCTGAAGAAGCATACAACGACTTAAAAAATGCGTATGACTCTAACGAAATAGAAATGATGGATAAAGACGGTGTTCCTGAAAATTTAGCAATGTCAGCATTGGTAGTAAAGCTCGTAGAACAAGGTAAATTAGACCCTAAAAAGGCCGATGCCTTCATTGGAGATAATGCTGATGATTAATGTCTAATAAAAATAATAAGTCTAAAAGTATAAAAGATACTCTTAAACCTAGAAGAGGAAAAATTAGGCAAGGATATTTTGTTCCTAAAAATCCTGAAAAATACGAAGGCGACGTTTCTCAAATAATATACCGATCTAGTTGGGAATATAAATTTTTAAAGTTTTGCGATGACAATGAAAAAATATTAAAATATTCCTCAGAACCAGTAGGTATAGCCTATTGGAATCCAGTTAGTAAAAAAACTTGTAAATACTGGGTAGATGCATATATTGTAACAAAAGATAAGAGTGGAAACTTTAAAAAATGGATTTTAGAAATAAAACCCTTAAAATATACCCAGCCCCCTAAACCTGTTAAAAAAATGACTGAAAAACAAATGAAGCAATATCTCAGTCACACTAAAGCATATCTAGTAAATAGAGCTAAATTCGAGGCTGCAAAAGATTACGCTGATTCCAAAGGAATAAAATTTGGAATAATAACTGAAAACTTTCTATTTAATAACTTTAGATAGAAACAAAACTTTTTACACAGATATTGTAGAATAATATTAAGCAATAAAATATATGGCTAAGTTACTAAGAGAAATAAGCTTAAAATACCAAATAGAAGATCCTTTTAAAATTGTAGAAGATCATGGCATAGCCATGACACCTTCTCTTATACCTGGTCACATGTATTCATTAGGTATAGACCCTGGTTTTCAAATATCCCCTGAGTTAATACCTTTTGATCAGCAAGAATATAAAGAAAATATAGGGGAAAAGCTAAATATAACAAAAAAGCCTTATTATGATATAATGCCCATTGGCATCGCCTTAAGTTTAAACAATGAAAACTATCAATCCATTCTTAATTTAAAGCTAATGGAACCAAAGTATAGGAGGCTTGTGCTAGATTCTTATTATGCATTAATGAATGTTAAAAACAATTTTATAGAGCCTTATGTTAGTGAAGATTTAAAAACAATAGAAGCTCCTTTAAAAGAGAGGCTTAGAAATCAACAATATTTACAACCTTTCTTAGCTGTAAGTGAATCTTTTATGAACAAAGTAGTTAATGCTAATGTTAGCTTTGCAGTTAAAAACTATGAGATAAATAGTATAAAGAAAGTTAGATTACTAGATTGGAACACTCTTCCTAGTTTATATAATATGGGAATAACTTCAAATGGTATTACATTCAATCAAAAGATTGGAGGATTACAGGGAATATTTGAAAGATTTGAATCTAAATTCTTTTAATAGATAAATATTTATAAAATATAATTACATATAATGGCAGGATTTTTAGAAAATACAGTAAATAGATTAAGTAGTAGATTATCTGCATTAAGTAGATTTAATGTAAGGCATGAAGACCTGCTTCTCAAAAATTCACAAGCTATAGGGTTTATTGAAAGTCAATTAATGGCTAGAAGTAATGAACAATATGGTCAAAACGAAATGATGAGAATGTCTATGGCAATCTCTGATACTACTTCTCAATTAAGAACAAAGGCTGTTGCGTTCTTTCAATTAGATTACGCTATAAAAAGAGAAAGACTTAGAGACATTGCATCTAATGGGGAAATAGAATTTGTACTAGAAACAATTACCGATGATGTAATTGTATATGATGACGAAAACATGTTTTGTCAACCTTCTGACCCAGTGGGTAAAATGATGTATAAAGGAAATTCAAAGGAACAGAGATTAAAATATCAAGATAATGTAATAAGAAAATATAATGAAAACTTTCATAAAATATACAATTCATGGGGCTTTGGAGAAGGTATATCTGCCTGGCAATATGTATATCAATATTTAGTAGAAGGCCATTTAGCCTTTGAAATAATATATGATAATCCTCAAAAACCTAGAGAGATAATAGGATATAAGGAATTAGATCCAACTAGCGTAGTTCCTCAATTATCAAAAGATAATGCAGGTAAATTATTTCTACAATGGACTCAATACACTCCTAATAGTACAGAAACCAGAACGCTTACTGATTCTCAAATAATTTACCTATCTTATTCTAATCATTTTAGAACAAAGAGAGTTAGCTTTGTAGAACGATTAATTAGATCATTTAACCTATTAAGAATAATAGAACAAAGTAAAGTAATATGGCACGTTATGAATGCGCCTATTAGATTAACTACAACGGTACCCGTTGGTTCTAAATCAATTCAAAAGGCACAGGAAGATGTCAGGGAGTTTTTAAATATTCTTAAAGAGGATATTAACTTTGATAATGAATCAGGTGAAATAAAAGTAAATGGACAACCTAACATTTTATTCTATAAAAATTATATTCTTCCGGTTAATGATAGAAATGAACAGGTAAAAATAGAACCTTTACAATATCCCGGTCCTAATTTATCTGGTTCCGAGTTACTTAATCACTTTTTAAAGAAATTAAAAATGGATTCTAAAATACCATATTCACGTTGGGAAGGTCAATCTGGAATGGGAGCATTTACACTTAATGCAGAAGGTATAACCCGTGAAGAAATAAGATATAATAAATTCATAAATAGAATTAGAACAACTATACAAGAACTTATAACTAAACCGCTGTGGTTACAAATGGAATTAGATATACCTCAAATAAAAGGAGATCATAAGTTTAAGAATGCTATAGGTGTTGTATTTAACAATGATAATTTATTTGAAGAAATGAAAGAAAGAGAAGTAGCTAACAAGAGATTAGCTAGCTTTACTGCTATGAAAGGTGTAATGAATGACGACGGCACTCCATATTTCTCTACTGAGTATCTAATTAGAAAAGAACTCAAAATGTCCGATGATGAAATTGCAACTAATAAAAATTACATCATACAGGAACAGGAGGAAAAAGAAGAAGCTGAGCAACAAGCAGCAGCCGCTCCAGGAGGAGCCGATGCAGCTGGAGCCCCAGACGCAGGAGCAGCAGGAGCAGCAGCAGCCGCTCCAGGAGGAGACGCAGCAGCCCCTGAAGGAGGAGGTGAAGTAGTGGATGGTGGTGAAACTAAAGGAGAAGGTCAATTATAACATTTTCGCTTAATTAATTTATCCGTAGAATATTCCAAATGGATTATCTCCGTCTATATTTATTTTTAACACAAAAACGTCTCTATCTTTTTCATCGGTATATTTAGCAGGCGTTACGTCAATATTTTTTATTTTAGAAGAGGAAACATATCTTTCTATTTGTTCATTGGCTTCATTTGATAATCCAAATGGATCCGTATCAAAGTCAAAAAGATATTTATTAACATCTAACCCAAAATTAGGTTCTCCTAGCACACTACCTTTTTCTGTAAGAACAGTCATTTTTATTTGAGATATTGCTTCCTCTGTATTATCAGAGACTTGTAGTATTCCCTTTTTATAATTTGGATCATCTTCCGATCTCATATATATGTCTTTAAGACTAGTTCCCATTTTAGTATATTATTTTATTGTCTGTATAAGTAAATCCAATCCGGTGTATTTTCTTTACTCATCATATCTTCAACTGCCTTTATTTCTGCTTCGGCTGTTGATGTAATTGATTCATAACTTATTGCTACATTACCAGGCAGTGTGTATTTAAAGGTTTGTAACATATGAGCAAGCCTTACTTTACATTTAGCCCTTACCCATCTTTGAAAGATTTCATCTTCATATAGTTTGTCAACCTCTAACTTTTTATAAAATTGTATAACTGCGTCTACTTTTGGGGTTCTTCCAACAATAGTTAATAATTTACTATTTTTATTATAATCGTAGGCTATAGTGTCTAGTACAAGCCCCCTCGTTAAATCTAGAAAACTAAATATGACTGTTCTATACATTATACTTTCCCCTATAAAAGGCGTTAGAAACACCTCTGAACCTATAAATTTTGACTCTGAAAAGTCCCTATCCATTGTTCCAAAAATAGAACCTCCTGTAGGTTCTTTGCACTGTGTAACAAACTGTACGCAATCAGGTAACTGAATTTGACGTATTTTTTTAAAATGTTTAGACATAAACAACTCTTTAGGTAACGTTAAATATCTAGGTTCAACCGCATGTCTCCAGTTATCCCAAAAATATCTTGTACCTATTTCAAGTTGTCTTTTTACTTCTTTTTCAGGTAAAGAGTAAGGTAACATTCCTGAAAATGTTATTTCCTCATTAATGTCTTTTATTAATTCTTCTTCAGTCATCTAATTTTATTTATTTTAAAAAATTTATTGATTAGATCCAGGTCCATTTCCTGACGCCTGATCGCTAAATCTAACATCAGTAGTGTCTATTTCAATAGTATTGTCATTTTTATGTAATCTAGCCAAGGCTCTTTGATTCTTTTTATTGGATATATCATCTTTTTTATTAGCTCTATTTGCAGCATTTAATTGAATACCCTGTAGGCATTTTTCTTTCATATTTTTTTTCCAATCACTATGAAAAATTAAATTAAGAGCTCTTGATATATCTACCTCTTCTATATCTCCAGTGCTATTGTAGGGATCTCTAGCTAGTTTTTCATTAGCTAGTTCTTGAGCAATTGCCATTATATTAGTGTAAAGATTAGCAATTGCGCCATTTACCATACCTGCATAATTAGTATTGTAAACTACATTATCTTTTTCTTCATTTAAAAAGTCTTCTATCTTTTTTATATGTTGTTTATTATGCTTCATTGGCCTCTTCTTGTTTCTCTATTTGTCTAATTTTTTCTATCTCTATATCTAGTTTAGAAATATCGGATTCTATTTGGGTTTTTTGAATATCATCAGTCGTTTGCTTTAATTTTTCCTGTAAAGCTTTTTTTTGATCTAACAGTTGCACTTCTTTAGTGTTTGTTTCAATAGACTCTGCTATAAATCCTTTAAAGTTTTTAATATAATTTTTCATTCTCTGGGTTGTGATTTTAAGATATCGGGTATATTAATTACATTAGATAGTAATAATAGACATTTATCCGATAATTTATATTGATTTTTAGGTGGACGCCTATAAGCTACCTTTTGCATCTCTGCTCTATCTTTTTGAATTGATCCAAGCGGTACCGTAACTATTCTAAAAATATAATATAGTATACCTAGATTATCAACTACTTCTCCTGCTTCTTCTTTTGAAGAAGTGCCTCCAACATCAAAATACTCATGATCTAATTCTTCATACTCTGAATCAATCCAACCGCCTATGTTGTTTATAGTTGATTGCATCATATCATATACCTTATTTAATCCTTCATTATACATTGTTATTTGTATAAATCTCTTATATTTATTGAATGTACTAATCACGTCCTCCATTGATCCTATCCCTGGTGTAGGATCAATAGGGGTTTCATCTGAAACAGAAGACCATACTGTTGTTTCATATTCACCAGACTCACCTGGTTCTGGCGGATCATAATAAGTTCCAGGAACACCGCTAGTAGGTGGAGTCTCCATTTCAACTTCAAATATTATTTCAGAATCCATCATCCAATAGTTTATAGTGCCTTCTTCTGGGTCTAAATAATCTTCATCTAAAATAAGTTTTTTACTAGATATATTTTTCTTTATTTCATCTAATATTTTTTCATATTCACCGTTTTCAGTTTTAGTAATAACATGCAAATCTAACTCTGCTTTTACTTTATCCAATAAACTAGATACATACTGGTCCATTTCAGTATATAGAGTACCTATGTCATTATTATTATTCCCTGCATCTGGATCAGATCCAAATCTTCCATATCCAGATCCTCCAAATCCTCCTGAAAGATACGGAGAATTGTTCCAATGCATAGGCATTCTACCAGCTCCTCCTACGTGAGTGTTTAATGCTAAAGGTGTTGGTACACTTGGGTTTCTAGTAAACAGGTCTTCCGGCGGATACTCAATTGTTATAGCTCCAAAGTGCTCTTTAATATATTGTTCGTAACTTTTTATCATACCGGGTATTTTATAAATCCATCCATGAATCTTTATCCATCATTGAATCAAATGGAGTGGGTTCTCTATTTGCTATTTCATCGAAGGTTGGCATTTCATCCATACCCATAGAATCTCCCATACAATGAGTGTTTAAAATATTTTCAATAGTACTATACTCGTCGCTTAGATTCATTTCTTTTAATTTATCTAATAGCTGATCTACTGTCATTGAAAGTATTTCTTGAGGCCATTCTTCATCATGACGTTCAAATATTTGATTCCAATTTTTCATATTAGTAGGGCTTTATTTTATATATTTAGAATTATTTAGTATAATATTATAAATCAATATCAACTATGTTTTTCAAAAAAAGAAAAAAAATCACTGAAACAGATAATTATAGAAGTGAAATTCTTAAAGCTAAACTTAAAACTGATGCAATCAATAGGCTTAATCAAATAAGAATGCACATAGATAATGAAGACCCTTGTTCATATGGAGCTTCCTATGAACAAAATCTTAAAATAATACTAGAAGACTTAGAAGATATATTGTTAAATTGGAAAAATTAAATTATGTCAAACATAGAACAAATGGTTTTAAAAGCAATAGACGATTTAAGACCATATTTAAAAGATGATGGCGGAGATATGGAGTTAGTAGAAATTACAGATGATAAAACAATAATAGTAGAATTACTAGGAGCATGTAAAACATGTTCTATTAGCCCTATAACTATTAAAACCGGATTAGAGTCTAATCTAAAAGCACTAGACCCTGAAATTAAAAAAGTAGAAACAATATAATAAATTAAATATGAAACAATTAGAAAAATATTACCCAATACTATTAGCTTTTATTAGTTTTTTATTCTCAGTATCTTTATGGTTTATGGGATATAAAGATGAAGGAATGTTCGTAGGAATATGGGTTCCTTCTATACTAGGATTAGGCTGTTTTTTTAACACATTAAAAAAGTAAAGTTATGGACATTTTAATATTTAGCATAGGCTTAGTTATATTCGTAACATACATGTATTTTTTAATTAGAATGATCAACCGAGCCCATAAGCAGCAGGAAAAAGAACAAGGAAGGTTTAATGTAAAAAAAGAAAAATTAAACCCAAAGATTAAAATTCAAAAAAACAAACGATAAGTGGTATTTTTAATATTTATCGTTGGTTTTATAGTATTTACTACTTATATTATCTTTTTTATGTTTTCTACTAAAAAAGAAATAGAAGATATGCCTACTTTAAAAGATGATATGATAGATTACGATGGCCACGGTAATTGGGGTAGATTTCCACCAAATAAAAAAAAATAATATGCCAGAATTAGCAGAACTTAGATTAACAGCAGATTATATAAATCAAACAGTTAAAGGAAAAACTTTTAATAAAGTCAAGAATAATCCAGAACATAAATGGAAACCCTTATTTCAAAAACATCCATTGTTTACTATTAAAGCTAAAAGTAGAGGTAAGGAATTAATAGTGTATCTAAACAATTACCCTATAAGAATGACAATGGGTATGTCAGGTTATTTTAGAATGACTAAAACAGGTAAAGAACATAAACATTCGCATATTATTTTTGAATCAACCTGTGGAATGTCATTATCATTTATTGATATGAGAAGATTTGGTAAATGGTGGCCAGGACAGGAATGGTCAAAGGACCGTGGTCCAGATCCAACATTAGACTTTGAAGGGTTTGTAAAAAATGTTAAAGAGAATCTACATAAAAAAATATTTGATAAACCTATATGTGAAATTCTTTTAAATCAAAAGTATTTTAATGGAATAGGTAACTATTTAAGGGCTGAAATAATTTATAGAATCGAGGATTTAAGCCCATTTATGAAAGCAAATGAAGCAATAGAAAAATATCCAGATATATTAAAGCTTTGTAAATACATGCCAGAATTAGCTTATGTTATGGGCGGAGGGAGCATTAAAGATTGGAAAAATCCATTCTTAAAAGAGTCAGGTAATTTTATGAAATGCTATGGTAACAGTGACATGATTAGGGAAAAAGATGGAACCGGGAGAACAATATGGTATAGACCTAGGCATCAATGGAAGATGATTGAAGATGATAAATGGGATCATTATTCAGGTTTACCCAGCCCTAATTTTTATGGTTAATCTTTTTTAATAGAATCCATTATTCTCAAATAAGCCTCTCTAACTTCTTTTTTAGCGTGTATAAGGCGTCTCTTAATGTATACATTATTATATTCACTATCTTTAGATATAGCGTTTAAGGCTGCACCGGATAAGGCATTTATATGTTCAAGTAAATCTTTTACGTTTTGTTTTTCTTCCATTGAAATTGGATCATTTCCATATTCATACCTATTACCGGTTCCTCCTAGATGAGAAGAAGACATGAATTCAAAAAATCCCATTCCTTCTTTTACATCGTTACTCATATTAATATTCTCCAGATTCTTCTCTCTGGTCTTCTTCTGATTTTTTAGATTCTTTTTTTACCTTTTTAACAGGTTTAGCTTTTTCTTCAGAATCATCGTTATTGTCGGTATCCTCTGTTGATTCTTCTTGATCTACATCTTTTAATTTAACAGGTCCATTGGGAATATCCGGACTTTTCTCATAATCAGTCTTAATAAATTTAGTAGCTGGTTTACTATCAACAGAATCCATATCACCTTTACTACCATCTACTATGGGATTCTCTGTTAAAGAATCCGCTGCATTTTGTAATTTATCTACGCTTTTTTCATCATTCCCTGTGGCAGAAAATTGATCACCCTTTGAATAGGCTTTTGTAAATTCACCAAATGTAAGTATTCTTTTATTATCCATTATCTTTTGATTTTTTAATATGATAGCTTACTGAACTAGCAGCTACTCCATGCTTTTTACCAATTGCTTTAAAACTCATACCGTTAGCTTTATCTTTTACAAATTGTTTTTTCATTTCTTTTGTAATAGAAGTTTTCTTTTTAGAAATAGGTTTAGCTTTAGCTGGCCTTTTAGTAAGCTTAACTGGCTTTACAGGTTTTTCTTCTATTTTAGCAGGTTCTATTTCACACCAACTTAAACAAACTTTACCAAAGGTTATTTTATCTATAAGTATACAAATCCACTTTTTCATATTTATTTTCTTGTTTTTAAAAAGTTATCAAAGCTTGAAATAGTACTTTCATTAGTAAAACCGTAGCTTTCTTCCGTTGCATTCATCATAGCTGCTTCCTCTTCTGGAGCTATGTTTCCTAGCTCAGCTGAATCGTCTTCAGTTGACATAGTATCAACTGGTTCTTCCACGGTTGCATCCGTTTTCATATCTGCGGCGGCTGTTTTAACCATAGTAACCTGCACTTTAGTACCGTCTGTTGCTGTTCCTTCTAACGTTATTCCATCCATCTCTGGATCATCCATTAATGCTTGAATATTTTCATCCGTTAAATTTACTGTATATTTCATTCCCATTTTATTTAAAATATTTTTTTAAAAATCTGTATCTACACTATAACTCTTACTACCACTTAAAGTAGATATTGACCATCTAGCAGTGTCATTAGATGTACTACCCTCTGCTTTATTTACAATAGTGCTAAATAAAGAAGTCAGAGTCTTTTTATTTGGATCATTCTTTCTAAGTTTATCAATATTTGGTTTTATATTTTTATTCCACCAAGTTGTAAATAGTGCAATTGCACCGGCTTCGTTATCATTAAAGGTTCCTTTAAATGCTTTAAAGTTTGAAGCATTACCCCAGAATGTTACAATCTTGTTACAGCACCATATGGCTGTATTATCGTCAGTTGCGTTTCTAATAAATCTATCTTTTAAATTAGACGTTTTCATTTGATCAGTAACTACAATACGTGCTTTACCTTCAAAGCTTCTATCTTTGTTAGGTTTTCCGTACTCTTTTACATAACTTGGTGAGAAAATGTATATTGCTCCTAGGTTACCGCTTGAATCTTTCCATACATCATCTACTACATATCCAAAGTCAGCAGCATCCCATCCGTCTTTGAATGTTACTATTTGACCTGCTTTAACTGCTCCCATTTTAGGTCTAGGATTAGCAAAGTGTACAGCTATACGACTGTTATCTGTTTCATAAACTTTAGTCCCAGCGACAATGTCACCTGGTACATATTGTTGACTAACTTTTCCTTTATATTGAATATATCCCATTAGATATCCTTCTCCTTCAGTAGCTGCGGCAGTACCTCCACCCGTTATTGCTGAAAGGGCTGTTCTATATTTTTCATCTGCCATAGGTCCAGTCTGTTTATCCATATCGGCCTTAGCTTGACCGTAAGATCTTTTAACATAGCTGTTATTAGTACCTGTTTCATCTAAATCAAATTGACTCGGTTTACCATATGCCTTTTTAAGTACCTCATCGCTATTGGCCCATGTTCTATACTTAATTGCCTGTTCATCAGTTAATAATCCATCGCCATCTCCAGAAGCTGATTCTCCTCCAGTAGAACCTGAGCCAGAACCAGAACTATCTGTGTTTGAGCTTGTTTCAGCAGGTTCTTCTTTTTTAGCAGCAGGTGTTGCTTCAGCGGCCTTGTTTATTTCCTTTTGAGCTAGCGCTATATCAAAATCTTCAGTTATCATTACAAAGTCGGAAAATTTAAATAAACCGGATTCATTTGAAGCCACTTCTTCTGTAGATGATCCTGATTCCCATTTATTAGCCTGGTCTACCATTTCATCAACAAGTCCCTGTGATATAAAGTTTGCACTTTTCATACCAAATGCCAATCTAAAAGGAATAACCCAACCATTTATATCAGTTTCTTCAAGTTTTTTACTGTCTAACCAACCCATTCCAAATTCATTTCCAAGAGTTACTTTTTTACTATAAGCTGCTCTAATAAGTTCTTTTATTTTTAGAAGAGCTTCGCTTTCTTCACCAACTTCTATTCTAGTTTCTCCCTCTCTATTCTTAGGAAGTTCTATTTTTTCATACTTTCCACCTTTTTCAGATTCCTCTTCTTTTGAATCTTCTTTTGAATCTTCTTGTTCTTTATTTAATGCTATGCTAAACTTAACCCTGTCTTTATTTCCTTCTTTGTATTTTTCTATTTGAATAGAGTCTTCATCGTATTTTCCTTCATTAGATCCTCCCATTAAGTCATGAGTTAAAAAATCTTTTACGTCATCTACGATTTTTCCATTTTCATCCCATACTGGACTCTTTTTGTTTTTTCCTTTTAATACGAATGTATCTTTATCCGGATCTTTTTCTCTTTTTTTAGTTAAAACATATTCAGCGCCAGAATCAGATATCCAATTATCTTTTCTATATTTTCTTCTATTTCGTTTTCTATCTTTACTTTCTGACTTTATTTCTTCGGTTTTATCAGTTTTAAGATCTAGGTTTTCATTTTCATTTAATGATTGCCATTGATTAAAAGATTTTACTATTTTCATTTCTATTTGGGTTGTTTTACTTATTTATTTATCTATGTGCTATAGTGTAATTATTACAGTTCCTCTTGATGCCATGGCCTATTTGCTCTAGAATCTGACTCTTTTGGTTTTCCTAGCATTGTACTAGACTTTTTAAATCCACCGCTAGATATTAAGAATGGATGTTTAGCTAATACTTCATCATATAATTCATAAAGTTTATCAGCTTGTTCCTTTCTCATTTTTTTAGCATATTCAAAAATTCTAAAATAACCAAGAGCTGCTGTTAAGAAACTACTTATTGCAAATTCATTGTCTCCACTCATATTTTTAATATAATTAAAAGCATTTTCTAATTCTTTTTTATACTCTAAAATTTTAGATGAACTATTTGGTTCAATAGGTGCACCTGATCTAGCGAGTATAACATGTATTAATTTTATAATAGCTGTTCTTAATGTTTTACTAACTTTTTCATTTCCAGTTTTTAAACCTTTACTTAATTTATCAAAGTAATTAGGTACCTTTTTCCAATCTGTTGTTAATTTATCTATTTCAGGATTTTTTTCAACGATATCACTAAAGAATTTTAATTTATTACCGTTTTCATCAGTTGATTTTGTTGGAAAATCAAATCTAGAGTTAGCGCCTTGTAAAATTTTAGAATATTCTATACTGTCCTCTATTCTTTTAAATTCTTCTAAGTTTTTTCTACTTATAGTTATGCTATTACCATCTTCTTTTTTAATTCTGTCTAAAGCTCCAGATAATTCCTGTCTATATCTTAATATTAAATTCATATATTGTTCCAGTTTAATTCTTCTGGATTTAATATCTCTCATCATAGATTGCCTAGTACTTAGTTTACCTGACAGCGGAAAATCCTTTAACTTTTGCTCTACTTCAGCTTTACCTCTTTTTAGTTCACTAAAGTCATAGGGTTTACTTATTAAATCTAAATCACTATTACTAAGTATTAGTTTTTTTAATTCTGAATACCTTGATGTTTCTTTAAGCTTATCTATTATTCCTCCTTCACCGTCAGGGCCTACGAGTCTTCTCTTAACAAAATCTTGATATAACTTAATTAACTTAGGACTTTCTTTTATTTCATCTAAATGTTCAATAGGTAAAGTTGCACCCACTGTTCCTTTTATATAGAGCTCTTTAAGGGGTTCTGGTAATACCTTCCAAATTTTTATATTTATACCTGACTTATTTCTATTGTCTAAAAATTCAGTTATCATTCCCTGAGTTAAAAATATATTTTGTATCCACTGTTGTTTTTGATCGAAGTTTAGATCATTAAACTCGCTATCTGATATGCTAGAATTACTCAATTGACTTTCAATTGACCTTGAATTTCTTTCGTTTCTTTCTCTCTTTGAAACTTCAAAGGGTAAGAATACATTTTCTTCTAGATCCTTTGCTTCGTTACTGGATGGAACATGATAAAAAGGTAATTTTATTATTTCATCTGTTACTTGAATAGTTGGCCTTACTGGTCCTCCTCCACCTGTTGACCATTCTGGTTTTCTAATAGACATGTCTTCAGTAGCAGGCCATATTTTATCAAATATTTGTTTAAAACTTAAATGTTTATTGCTACCTGTGCTGTCTCCCCATTGTCCATTGTTAGATGCTCCTACTAACCAGAAAGCGTTTGGATTACCCGGATTCTCTTTTACAAAAACAACTGCTATATGAAAATTATCATAGAATTTTCTATTTCCTTCTTCAATTATTTTTTCATATGCACCAGTCATTGGACCCGGGGCTTGCTCAACCCTCCACCTTAAATAATTACTTTCTCCTCCGTTTCTTCTTTGACTGAGCCACTGTGCCCATTTCTCAGCTTCATATTTTGCACGTTGTTTATTTTCTACAAAATAAATAGTTTGTTTTTTCGATGCATTTGTTCTATATGAACGATACCAGTTTTCAGATTGAGCAATACACCATCCATATGAAGCACCTTGAGTAGCACCTGCTTCTCTCAATACTCTTTCAAAAGATTCTCTAGTTTGAACACAAAAGTTATGTCCTAAAACCCTGTGTATTCTATAGTTTACATTGTCTACCACTAGCTCTCCGCCCACTGGTTTAAGTGTACCATTATCCCCTAGTCCTTCTAGTTTAGATATTCCTTTATCAAAGGCCAGTGCACTTATTGTAGCCTGATCCATTTTACCACTAGGTTTAGCGATTCCTCCTCCTAAAATACTTCTTATAGTTTTTAATTCTCTTTTAATATTTGTTATTTTTTCAAATTCAACAAGTATTTCGTCTTCTAGTAAATTTCTTTCTTTTCCATCTGGTAGATTCTCAAGTTCATTTGCAACTTTATTTCTTATTTGAACTTCTTTTTCTTTTATAATTTCTTCAACTGTTTTTATAAATTCAGCACTTTTAGCAAGTTGTATTTTTTCTTTAGCAGAAAGGTTAGTTAAACCTACGTTTTGATATTTGTCATATATTTCTCTCCAATCATAATCATCCGAGATAGTTTCTGTAAAGTTTTTTTGAAATTCTCTAACTTTATTTTCTAAGGTATTATCATAAAATCCAGTTTTCTCTAAACCGAGTTTGTCCTGTATTGTGGAAATAGCTGGGTTAATGTCACCTTGTTTTAAGCTACTTACAACTGGTATTTTTATTTTTTTAGCAATGTAATCGACCAGGGCTCTTAGCTCTGGAAAACTATACTGTTCAATGTTTCTTCTAGCATTAAGGTCTTGCTCTACTCTAACACCTGGTATTTTTGAAACTAACATATTTTGTAATTCACCTTTAGGATTATTAGTTATTCTATTAAACTTTGAAATATAATCTACCACTACACTTCTATCTACTGATTTAGACCACTTATCTAGTAAATCTTTTTTACTTTCTAATATTTGATATAGATTAAATCCAAATATATGTTTGTTTACTTCTGTTAAAGGCGGATCAAAATTAAGCGAAATACCCGCTCCACTTAATAAGTCTCTTAGGGCATCGTCGCTTGGTGGGGTTGGACCATCGCCTGGATCATCTGAAGGATCTTGTGGACCATCGTCTCTTCTTCTAAAGCCCATTCCTTGCAATCCATCTATGTAGAATTCTTCAAATAATTCGTATGGTTTATTTTCATCATCACTGAATATAGCTTTACTTACTCTTAGAAATAAATCGTCTTCTAATTTGTAAAACCTAGATAATACATTAAGCATCATTGCAGGGTTTCTTTCTTGTATTTCCCTATCTTTTAATAAATTATCTTCAACCTTTAAGAAAAATTCTTTAAATTTATTTACCATGCCTGGGCCATATTGTAAACCGTCTCTTTCTGAGAATTGTGTTCCAGATAAAGCCATCATCGTTTCTTCATCCTCTGCATCTAACTTTGGGTCTCTATGCAATGATATAAGCTCAAGTATTCCTTTTACCATTTCGTGTACTAATATTAAAATAGTATATCCACTTGCTTCTATTGTATACTTATTTTTATCTTCGTTCCAAACTAGTTCAACTCTACCTAGCGCGGGTGATTGAGTCATTACTTGATGCATCAATTCTTTTGGAACTTTTGAATAAAGTCCAAATGTTTTATTCATTAAAGAATAGTAGTCTCCAAAACTAACGCCTTCTATTTCGTTATCGCCTGTTACAAAATCATCTTTTATAGAAGTAGCAAAGCCTTGTGTTAATGCATTTTGAATAGCTCTTACGTCTATTTCTTTTTTAAGTTTAGGATTTTCTTCTTCTATTTCTTTTTTAACTTCTTTAAATTCTTCAGGCGGTACACCTATAATATTAGATTTAGCATCCATTAAATCACTGTCGTTTAATATATCTAGTTTAAAATCTAACTTGCTTATATCAAAGCCTTTACCATTAAATATGTCTAAAACTATTTCCATAGCTTTATCTTTTTTATCTTCTTCTGACATTTCAGACTCAGTTTGGCGTATAGACGAGAGTAATCTTAATATATCTTCACTATCTTGCATTGCACCTTGAACGTCTTCAGGTTCAAACTGACCTTTTAAACTATCCATAAAATCTTTAGAAAGACCTAGGTTATCATCTAGTGATTCGTTAGAGCTTTTACTAATTAAACTATTGAATCTATTAGCTATTCTTTTTAACATTGTCTCAACCGTTGCTGGAGCCTCTATAGCTTTTTTGATAATAGGTTTTTCAACTATTTCCTCTACGTATTCATTAATTTTTAGTATGTGCTTCATTCTAATATATTTATTTGTTAAAACAATTATAAACAGCTTTCCATTGAGTGTCTGTTAAATAACCTTTTCTTTTGTATTGTTCTTTTACTGATTTTAAAAATGCAAAATTACCGTCATAATAATATAGTTTAGATTTAAGATCACTTAAGTTATCTAATACAAACTGACTAAGCTTAGGTTCTCTATTCTCGTTTAGTTTAATATTGAATTTATCTATATTAATTATATGTTTCATAGTATTCAATATTATTTATATAGAAAAAATTAGTATAATATTATAAAATATTAATTGTAAATGAGACAATTTAAAGTATCTAAAGAAATATACACTTTAAGAAATGATACCATTAACGCCTATATGGAAGATGTTAGGGCTATCCCTGAAATATCATCTGAAGAGGAATATGAATTAGCACTAAAGGTTAAAGAAGGATGCCAATTGTCAAAGGAAAAGCTAGTTATTTCTAATTTAAGATTTGTTATTAGTGTAGCTAAAGCATATCAGAGAAAAAATTCTATAATATCATTAGAAGATTTAATAAATGAAGGAAATTTTGGAATGATAGAGGCGGCTGATAAATTTGATCCATCAATGGGCTTTAAATTTATTTCTTATGCAGTGTGGCATATAAGAAGAAGAATAAGAGAATGTATTTCTAAAAACTCTAGGCAGATTAAAATACCTGAAAATCAAATTCAGACTGCTGCTAAAATAGGTAAAATTCAAACAGATTATGTACAATCTTATGATAGGTTCCCAACTGCTTATGAAATACAAGATGAGCTTATGAAATTAAGTAACCCTGTTAAGATTGACATACGGGCTATATGTAGAATAATTGGTGAAGAAACTAAAACAGTTTCCTTAGAAGCACCTGTATCAGAGGAAAGTGACTATTCCCCAATAAATTATATAGAATCTAATGATACTATGGAAAAAATAAATGAAAGTGATTCTAATATTGTTTTAAAAGAATTATTTAAACCTTTAAATAATATGGAAATACAAATAGTTTCAATGAAGCTTGGCCTTCCTCCATATACTGAATCTCACACTAATCAGCAGATTGCAAGTACATTAGGGATAGCTGCTCAAGAAACAATTAGGCAAAAGATAAAAAGATCTATTAAAAAAATAAAAGCTGCTAATCCAGTGTTACTAAATAAAATTAAAAAAGAAAAACATGTTATATAACGAAATACGAGGCACAGAAGAAAAATATTATGGGTCACCTTTAAATAAATTTATTGCTGAAAACTGTAAAAAGAACATGACAGTTATGAATATAGACCTAATAACATATGATAGGGATAAGAAACACATAAGAATAATAGAAAGTAAGCACTTAAATGAAAGAACAGGTTACGGTCAAACTATTTTATTAAAATTACTATGTAAGCTAGTTAAGCAGATAGCTGGACATAAAGTAACCGTGTTTATAATTAGAGGAAATCCTCCATATGATAGCGCATATCTTGAAAATATATTAACCGGAAAAAGAAAAAAAGTAGACCGGGATTATCTCATACGTTTTTTAAATTATGATATTTAAATAAATAATATTGTAATGAAAGATAATAAAAATAAGTGTAAATTATGCGGTAAAAAATTGAGTCTAGAAGACGACACAAATCACAAGTGGTGTGAAGAATGTAGAAATGGATTTGAGCTAATAAGTTTTTTAAAAGATAAAATGTTACCTATAGATGAAAAAACCATTCTAGATAACATAGATAATTTTATTATAAATAAATCTATAGATGACTTTGTATTTAACCCTTCTAGTTTAGAAAAATACATAGAATTAAATGGTTCTTTAGAGCAGTATGAAAAAATAAAAAGTAGATCTAAAGCCATTCGTAAAAAATTGAAAATTAAAAAATAATGAAAGATAAGCAAAAATCTAGTTTAATAAGCTTGGCTCATAAATGGCTACTACCTGAGTATGAAGACACTATTGTTACAAAAAGTGGTAATAGGCATATTAAATTAACTTCAGAGCCAGCTACGCCTATGGGAAGTTGGAGAGCGTTACCTAAAAAACTTAGAATAGGAACAAAGCAATACGATATTCTTAAAAGAATATGGCAGTCTGGAGACGAAGGAATGACTTTTACTGATATACAGATGTACATATTAGGAGGAGAAGAGCAGGTTCAGTCAGGGCCATCTAGCTTACCACACGAAGAAGAACCTCAGTATGATTATGAAAGAGGAATGTTTAGCGATAACACTAGAAGAGTAAGACCCAGTAGAGGATATTATAGTACATGGATGTCTTATATACTGCCTCTATTTTGCGAAAAAGGTACAGATGGAAAATGGAGATTAACACAACAAGATCTATTACATCACTTTGAAAAAGAAGGATAATCAAGTAAACTTTTAAAATTTAAATTAGTATAATATACTATGAACGATGAGTTTAATGAGTATATTTTTAAAGAACATGATTTAATGGAATTAGGGTATAATTTAGTTACTGGTAATTTTAATTATGAAGAATTATTATACGAATCTAATAATGTGCTAATTTTTCCATTTGATCCTACTTCTATAAAAAAATCTGATGTATTAATGTTAGAAAATTATTTTGCATCGATCGATGAATTTGAAAAAGCAATAGTTTTAAGAGACTTAGATATTAACAATTTAAATAAATGTCATGAAAACTTCAAAAATAGTAGATACTTTTAAGTATTATAATGATGAATTTGATAAATTTTCAAAAATTCCATATGTTAGAAACATAGAATTTCATCACTATGCCTTATTAACAATATTAACCATAATAGAAACCCAATTTAGTACATATTTCATACTCCCTATATTGACTTTAATTATAACTCAATTTTTGTTTATTAAAACAGAATTAAAAGTTAGGGTTGTTCAAAAATGCGTAGGGGATGAAATGACTTGTACAGAAGAAAAAGATGATGAACTAGATGAAAATGATAGATATGAACTATTTATATCATGCTATAATAGTGCAAAGAGTACAGGTTTTATGTATACTAGATTAGTACTATTTTTAAAGTCTTTTGCTTTAATGTTTCTAATATACTTTGCAACAATAGGATTTTTATTTGAATTAAGCTAGATAAGCAGATGCGTTCATTCCTCTCTGTTTTAACCATTTGAAATAAGCATTCTTAATTCTTTCAGATGTTAATCCAGGGTATGTTTTTTCCATTTCTTTAAAAACAAATTTACTGTATATTTTTTTATCTATCTTAGCCGCTTGGAATGATTTAACTATTTCATGAACAGCAAGTCCTATTTTTTCATCTTCTTTTTTATTTTCTTCTCTTCTTTTTGAAGCTTTATCAGACATTATTTCTTTTCTAGAATCAGCCGCATCTCTATTTTTTGTATTACTTGCATCTTGCATTGTTTCTGATGCAAAATTTGCTATTTTTACATCATCTGCCTGAGATAAAGCGTCATGTGCTTTAATTAATTTATTACTCAATGATTGAGAGGCAGTTTCCCCAATTCCGTCGATTAAGTTTTGAAACTTTTTAAGCGTGTAATTTAAAGTTCTATCAGAATCCATTCCTATTGCATCTGCTAAAGCAGGTGTAGTTATATTAAAAGATCCATCATGCTCATCTGTATAACCAAAGGCTTCTATTCCGTCTATCATTTTTAAATAATCTGCCCCAACGTCTTCACATTTTCCTTTTGCTAGCAAATATATTGCAGCCATTTGTGGTTTAGTCATTAAACTTAATCCTCTTGTTAATGCGGCTTTTTCACCTGAAGTAATTTCTTCATCTTCATCCTCTGTTTCATACCATTCTTCAGATTCATTTAACCTATTACTGTTTATAAAATCTAAAGATAATCCTCTATATACTAAACTATCTATAGCTGATTCATATATGGCTTTAATGTCGGTATTAAATTCACTGTACTTGCTAATGTGCTTATTCATTTTATTTAAAGTTTTTATATTTCAAATTCAAAATCATCAATTTCGTCATCTGTATTGTCTAAAGGTATATCCTCGTCAGATTGACTATCCATATCTCTTTTTCCTATAAAATAGTCTATTTCACTTTTATCTAAATCTTTTCGATACTCATGATACCATGGTTGTAAAGTTTCATAGAATGATTTTACAAATTCTGGATCTGTCATTTTCATTGAGATATTTTCCATATGGCTACTTATAAAATCTCTAATAACATTTGTTGCGGAAATAGCGTCTACTTCTTTATCTATTTGGTCCATTACTATTTGATTTAACATTGTTAAAAAATCACCGCCTGATTTGTTTTCTTTAATAAAATCATAGTATGAGAATATGTGCTTATTCATTTTTAAATTAGATCTTTTAGTTATTTATAAAAACTAATTAATTAAAAATAAGTTTAATAATGTAAAGAATAATTAGTATATTATTTAAAAATCAAACAATATGTTTACAAAAAACGAAATTACAAAGATGATTTTCTTTGATGTTGAAACGGCAACAACTTTTAAAGATCATAGTGAATTATCAGATAGAATGAAAAAGCTTTGGTCAAAAAGATGTGAATGGCTTAGGTCAAATTACGAAGATAATGAAGGTAAAACAGACAGTGAACTATACAGTTACAAAGGTGCTCTTCATCCTGAATTTAATAAAGTACTCTGCGTTTCATTTGGTAGGGTTGAAATAGATTCAACAGGGGAAGTAACTAGCAATGTTCATACGTGCAGTGGACATGATGAAAAAGAAGTGCTCCATAATACACTAAAAGTATTTGAAAAATTCCATGCTAGTGGATTTAAATTTGTTGGTCATAATATAAAGGGTTTTGATATACCCGTTATTTTAAAAAGGTCTGTTATAAATGGGTTATCTATTCCTAGTTTTTTACACCTACATAATCTTAAACCCTGGGAAATGCCATTTATAGACACGTCAGATGTTTGGAATTTCGGAGCATGGGGAGGAACTAGGGTTTCACTAGACCTAATGTCTGCTTCCTTAAATGTTCCTACTCCAAAGGACAATATGGATGGTAGTATGGTATCTGACGCATATTGGTTAGAAGATAGGTTAGAGGATATAGTAAAATATTGTGAAAAGGATGTGATAGCAACAGCCAATGTAGTATTAAAATTAGGTAACTATAATATTATAGAGCAATGAAAAAACGTTTAATAGATATAATAGAATCCAAAGATAGCTGGGATCTAGCTAAACACAGAAGTGCATCCATGTTGTTAGAGAAGTTTAAAAGCGATGAGGTTATAGAATACCTATGGAATAAATTTAAAAGCACAGGAGATTACTACTATGCATCTATTGTTAAAAACCATAAACATAAATAATGAAATCAAAAGTATATTACACAATTAAAAAAACCTTTTTAAAAACTAATCAGTCGGTTTTAATGAATAATAGTTTAGGCGAAGTATTAGAACTAAATGATGCAAAAACAGTTAAACTAATGGTTGAAACTTTAAATTCAAACACGGATAATAATTGTAGATACTCTATAATTGAAAGAAAAAGTAATTCCTAATTACTGACTGAATCAGGTAAAGCAGTTGCGTCTACTAGTTTTTTATTATAAAATTCTAATTTTCCAGCATATCTCCAATAAAAACAATTATTATATCCTTTTGGGCTTCTTTCAATTACTCCAACTGCTCCTTTAGATTTGGGAGAAGCTGCTAAAAATTCTGTTCTACTTCCTACATGCTTTTTTGCATTACTGCGAAGCTTGCTTGATTTTTGTGCAAACATGGCATCTTCTATTTGAGTAGTTGCCTCTTCTTTTTTTCTACCTTTTGTTTTCATATATACAGCAATGGCTTCTTCTTTATTATTAATACTGCTCCATTTTGCACCTTTAGCTTTACCGTCTCTTACGGGTTGATATTGGCCAGGTGAAAGTATTACCTTTTGCAAAGTTTTTCCATATGGCTTACCTGGGGTATTATATCTATTATATATTGCTTGGGCAACGTCGGCCATTGCTTGTTTAGCTCCACTATAATTTTTAGTGGTATAATTTTCACATGCCATTATGGTTACTAAAGTCCAATAGTCCTTGTTTCCCTGTAGCTTTGCTAGCTTTTCTTTTTCTATATTTTTCTTATACTGAGAATTTAATTCTTTTAAAGATTCTACGTTTTCAACAGTATGCCAATATTTTTCGCCGGTTTTTAATTGATATTGCCAATTAGGAGTCTTGTCTTTTTTGAGGCCTGCTCTCCTATACACATATTTAGGCTTTGAAGATATGTAATATTTGGTGTATTCTTCTTCATTTTCAAATACCCTGCTCCAATTTGCATAATTTTGTATATAGCTATTCATATGTTATAGATTGTTCTAATTTATTTATAACGACTTTTAATAAATAATATAGTAAAAAATAAATCAAAATGGCAGAGATAGCTAGGCTTTATCCAAAAATAGATTTTTCAAAAATTAAGTTTTCTAGAATACCTAGAAATGGATTTTTAATAGGTTTTGATTCTAGCAATGATAACAAATTATCTAAAATGGATAGAACGGGTCAAATCACTGTTATAGAATCTTTTGGAGGAGCGCCTGACGAGTCTAATTTTAAATTTTTTGCACAGGCAGACGCCCCTAATGAAAGCAATGGTGCTAAATTATATCATGGTAATATATGGTATGACACATTTAACGCAATATCATATATCTATACTAAAATAGAAAAAGATCATTTTGTATGGTTATCACTTCATCCTAATGAAGCAGATACTACCTTTGAAAGTTTATCTAAAGAACAGATATTAAGTATAGCTGCACCTATTGAAGGCGAATTAATATATAACAATACAGATAGAGAGTATGTATTTCATAATGGAACCTCTTGGAAAAAAATAACTACTACTGATTTATAACATGGATTTAACCTTGTTTCCAAAAGATCCTACTGTTGGAGAAATAATAAGAATAGATGGAAATTCTGCTAGGGCCTATATGTGGAATGGCATTACATGGAGGGCTCTAAAAAAACCATTTATAGATAGAAAGTCATCAGACCACAATCCAAACCAGGGTAGAATGGGCCTTCATAAAAAAATGGCAAAGGATGTATTAAACGAAGAACCAGCTATAGATCGCTCTACTACAACTAATATAGCTATACTTGAAAATTCCCCTGTTAAAGGAACAGAATTTATATACATGAATGGTCAATTAATAACAGATAAAGATTATGATATAATAGATAATACGATTTATTTTAAATTCGATATACTTGAAAGTTTTCATTTTGTATGTAATTATGTTACTAACAAATATACAGAAGTATTAAATGAAATACCTTCTGGAAATATTGATGGTGTCAATAAGTCATTTACATTATTTTCAACACCTGTGCAGAACAGCGAATCGGTTTTTATTGATGGTATAAAATTACATAGCGGAAATGATGGAGATTACGAAATAATTAATAATATTTTACAGTTTTTTTCACCCCCATTGGAGAAAAATAACATAATAATTAACTATCATGCAACAATTTGATTTATTTTAATTTTTATTCATTTTTTTAAAAAAACAGCCCCTAGAGCGCATATAAATAAACTAGAATAAAGCAAAAACAATTATAATTATACAATGGATAACACCGAAAATAAAGAAAATTTAAATTTATATACTACAACAGATTTATACTTGTCAGCGTATCTTATAGTAAAAGGTCACAAGTTTTCAACAGAAAAAAAGGGTAGAAAATCCTTCTTTTCATTCGATAAGACCCCTAATTTAGATGAGCATGTAAATGAGTATTTGATGGGTGGAGGTTCAACAGAACCACTACAGTACGCAAATTCCATCAAGAACTTAAAAAACTTGCTATTTAATAGATAATACATTATGTTAGGGATTAATTTTTAATCACACATTTTATTACATATTTTTTTCAAATTTATTTTTGAAGTTTAACGGCATGCATTTTTAGGTTTACGTACATTAAAAATAAACTAAATAAAAATGGAAAATAAACCAGAATTTAATAAGGTAGGGAGCCCTATAATCCTTAACGCACAATCTGATGGAAAGATTGCTAATGGACAGTTTTGGGATGCTGAGTTCAGTGGAACTAAAGGTATCCTATCATCAGAGATAAGCTTATCAGGCGTAGACGGCTTTGATAACGTACAGTCTTTACTTACTAATCTCTTGGCTGCAAAAGATGTTCCTGGCTCAATCGCTCAAAAAATCGAAGCATTAAGAGAGGTAATCTTTGGAGGTACTCCCGCTGAGGCATTTGATGCTTTGAAAAAAATATCAGACGAGTTAGAAAAAGATAATACAGCCGAGGCTGCTATTCTTAAAGCTATTGCAGCTAACCAAGCAGACTTTAATAAGTATACTGCAGATCATGCACAAGAAACAGCAACGGCTGCAGCAGCAGTTGAAGCAGCTAGAATTGCAGAAGCAGCTAAAGTTGAAAAAGATAGAGCAGCTCGAGCAGAAGCAATCTTAAATGAAGAAACAAAGTATAGAAGCGATCTTGCAGAAGAAACAAAATCAGCTGCAGCAGCAATCTTGAAAGAAGAAACAGAGTATAGAAGTAATCTTGCAGAAGAAACAAAAGCAGCTGCAGCAGCAATCTTAAAAGAAGAAACAGAGTATAGAAGTAATCTTGCAGAAGAAACGGCAACAACAGCAGCAGACGTTGAAAAATTGAGAGTTCAACGAGCAGAAGAAGTTGAAGCAGCTAGAATTGCAGAAGCAGCTAAAGTTGAAAAAGATAGAGCAGCTCGAGCAGCAGACGTTTTGAAAGAAGAAACAGAGTTTAGAAGTAATCTTGCAGCTTTAAGAGCGAGTGAAGCAAAAGCATTTGAGGCTTATAAATCAGAAATTTCAGAGGAGCAAAAAGCTCAAGACGATGCTCATAGTACTTTAGCAGCAAGTCATCAGTCTTTGAAAGAATTCACAGAAAGAGTCTTAGATTTAGATAATGATAAAGATGATGTAATTGATACGTTAACTCAATTCTTTGCTCTAGTTCAATCTGCTGACGAACAAGATCAAGCAGGTATTGCAGCAGCAGTTAAAT